TACTTTTCGTAGTTATTCATTTCTTTTGCCCATAAAAAAAGCTTCACCTGCTGTCTCCCAATTTCTCGGGTTGGCCGAACGGGTCACGAACCCGCCAGACAGCATGTGAAGCTTCCGTGTTGTTGTCGCCGGCCAAGGCAAACGCTAGTGTAGGACAATACCTAATGTTCCGCAAGAACAAAAACCGGTACACAACATTCTTGGTGGAAAAGAGACACTACCTGTGCTAAAGACCAAGCGCCGCCAGCCATGAATGCTTTTTCTTAGCTAGCCTCTTGGCGCCACGAACGGCCACCAGCCTTGCATTGCGGGTCTGCAAGAGACCTTCTTTGCGCAGCTTCTCGATGTACTTGGCAGACGCTGCGGCGTTGCCTAGGGGCTTTAGATCGCATACAGCATCCGGTTTGTTGCCAAGCGCGTAGACGGGGATAGGCGCGCCACGTATCCGGCGCTTCCATCCTGAAATGTGAATCTCGCCATCTTCCTTCATCCGCTTGATCCAGTGAAAGATGGTCATCTTTGGAAGTCCGCACTTTTCATGGACCTCTTTACGAGTCCCAGGAAGCGCATCACGGACGATTGTGCGATAGCGATCCCTAACCATGGCTCCCTCCACGTTTGAGCGCAAACACTGGCATCTTTGGCCCCTGCTTAGGCACGCGATGCGTGACGACATACACGGCGCCATCCGACAGCAAGCCAGCAATCAGCCGACCGACGCAAGCGGCGCTAATCGATAGCCGCTGTGCGATCTGGTTGCGAGTACCCGGCAAAGCCACCAGAACGGCCGCACGGTGCGATGGACGGCCTACGTTAGCCATAGGTAGCCACCCGCCAGATAACACCACCCCACAGCGCTGCGCAGATAGCCAGCGCGATAATGAAGCACCAATTACAGTTGAGAAGTTTAGACATGGTAGACCCTGTGAAAGATTGTTGTAACGAGTTGAACCTGGCGAAGCGAGAGCAAATACGGCCTGATCCCATGATGCGAATCGAAATGTGCACGTTGAACAGCATCCTTTTCCCAAGACGCCAAGCCTATCGGCGAGGCATTCAAAGCACGAACCATTTGGCTTACGGTGATGTTTTCCATGATTGCCTCCATAGGATTGGCTATTTAGAGATTACTTACGTTCATTGCCCCACAGGGAAATTCCTGGGTCAGGTCGAGTTGCCGTAAACATACGCATTGGCATGATCACGCCAACAAATTCATCTTCGCGGCCAAGCACTTGAACTTGCGCACCATTCGAGCCATTTTGACGAACAATTGGAGTAGATTTAACGCCTAAAGCTTTTGCCGCTTTAGAGAAACGGGACAAAAGCTCCAAATCAAAATCCCCGGCGTCGCCGCTTACTTCGCTAACCATAACTCGCCGATAGTCAGGAAACTTAGCAAAAATAGGCTCAAATCCAATACCCCCAAGCGACCACTTTCCATCAACTGACATGGAAAGTGGTAGGGATACCTTTTTAGTGCTTAAAGCAAGCTTGATAGTATCGTTTGGGATTATTATCTCTGGCATAACGTCTTGTACGCCAGAAGTAACTTGGTCGCGCAAAACAACAGCACATGAGCCATCCGTTGCCGCGAGCCTTGTTTCTGTTGAGCTAATCTCAACTAAAACGCCGTGCAAATAATAGCGAATATCATGCGTTGCAGTAAAAATGTATGCTGCTTTGAGGTGACTTGAATTGATTGATACTTCCATTATTTTCTCCGGTTCGGTTTGCGCTGCAACAGGTAATAATATACGCCTGAAATTATCCGCGCGCAAGAACTAATTACGCACTGTCGTAAAAAAACCTCCACTTGGGAGGCTTTTGTCATGCTATGGTTAGCTGTCGCGGGTCTATGGGGATTGGCACGTAGATGAACGTCATATCTGTTGCCGTGTCCCTTTCCTCGCAATCTGGTTGGTTGGCTAGCCTGGCAAGCATGCTGGCTTGGACGCAGACCTTGGCGCGCTGGCCCTTGAAGCAGCATCCAGAACAAGCGCGCTCAGATTCTAGCGCCTCGCGCTTTGATACCCAAACCAATGCAGTCTTGGCGCGGAACTGCATTGTGCTGGGGTCTAGCGGCTCGGCGCTACCGATTAGATCAGCAAGCGGCTTTAGCCCTTTCATCGCCGAACTCGCACGCCGCAGCGGGACAAGATCAGCCGGTAGATAGCCAGCGACAGCTCGTAGCTCAGATGCTCGGCGTATTGGGATGGGTGGCTAGTCATGCTGCACGCCCTTTCATCTTCAGGAAAGAGTGGATACGATTATCGAGTTCCTTGCTGACCTGATCGCCGATGTCGAGATTTCCTTCCTCGTACACCTCCGCCAGAAGCGCGAGAGCCGCCTCGTAGTTCGCCTCGATGGCGCGTAGGTCGGCTTGCATCTGGCCTGCCTTGCCAATGAAGTCAGCAAACTCGTCGCTGAAAAGGCGCGAAAACGGCGCTGGCATGGCCTCGATCACTTCGGTAGCCATGCCCTCGCACGCATTCCAGCACGCGGCCAGGCGGCGGGCATCATGCGACAGCACGTTCTTCGCGATCACAGTGTATTCGCCTAGTACGGTGTAGGCCTTAAGGCTACAATAGCGTACGCCGCCAGCGGCAACGTTTTTCCCATCGTAGGCGTAGTTCAGCCGGCCTGTCGTGTGCGCGCTCATAGCGCACGCTCCGGCAGGATGTCAACGAGGCGCGTTTCGCCGTCACCTCCGTGTGGCAGGCAGCGGCCATCCCAGCCGTCAGGTAGGCCAGTCACGGCGGTGATTTCGGCCATCAATACCACGATCATATCGTGTGGCAAAGTATCGGCAGCTATCTCGCGGAATTCTTCTTTAGCCACACTTACTGCTTGCGTTTGGTCATTGGCCTGCACCAGCGTAGTAACGGTGATGCTGACGCTAAAGATGCGGGCGCTCATGCTGCACCATCCGGCAGCGCAGCCAAAGCCGCCCGAGCGTCAGCAAGCTGTTGGCGCGTGATCGCTTGCACCTGGCGCGTAGCGATAAGCGAGTCCTCTGTTTTGCTAATGCACTCGTTCAGTATGTTCATGCGGTTCTCGATTTCGTTAAGTTTTAGTGCTGCTTTCAGTTTTTCTGGATTCATGATTGTTTCTCCGTAAAGCCGCGCCATTTGATCTTTTGCCATAATGATTTTTCTTTCTTATATTTATTCGCGGCCGCCACGTCACACATTCCAAATCCCCACCATCTTCCGTTCCAATACTGGTACGTTAGAATGCCTAGATCGTCATCAGTCTCATACACCCCAACATTTACAGGCTTCTTATTTCTTGGAAACCACGGCGTTAATTTAGGCTTGCTCATTGATGCTCCTTGAGTTGTTTAAGTTTCTCTTTGTAGTGTGCTTCGATTGCTTCAACCTGCTCACGTGTACGCTTAACTGTTGGGTGCCAACCTTCCAGCCATTCGACACGATCAACGCCTATCTTTTTGACAAGAGCTTTGCGATATTCAATGCTATTCCCTCCCTTATCTTTATTGCATGGCCTCGCACATTGCAGGTGAATATTGTCTTCTTCAAAGCGTAAAGTACGGTTTGCTCCAACACTGATAAAGTGCCCCGCGTTCCATTGTTCGGCATCATGCCGGCCGCATGATATGCAGCCATTCCCGGCGTCTCGCGCTCGGATATAGGCATTACAGGCCTTCTCAGCCTTCTTTAGGAAATACTCCAAAGGCTCCAGCTCTATCAGTTTTGCCTTCGTCTCTGCGCGTTCCTGCCTCTGTGCTTTAGCCTTCTGCTTCGCCACCAGCATCAGACCAAGCTCTGCGCCGCAATCCTCCGAACAATGCTTGATCCACGGCGCGGACGGAAGGAACTGCGATTTGCAAACCTTGCACCGAACCTTGCGCGGACCTGGCGCCGGCTTTGCCTCCTTCACTACAGCCGATGCTCGCATGGGCGCTTTACGGGTCAGTGGCGTCTTCTGTTTGAGCGCCATCAGATACATTCCATAAATGATTCTATAAAGGTTTGCGCAACTTGCGGGACAATTGCATTGCGGGCGGCATCAGTTCCCGCCACACATCGGGGTATCCCATCACCCATAGCTCGAAACCTGGCGAGTGTACTTTCCCAATTTCCTTCCCACGGAACGGATTGCTTGATCCGCCCCACTCGTCCAATCTCCCTGCTACATGATTTTTCCCGTGATTGCTTGTTCCGCTTGGAGTTGGCAACCCAGTAGAGGCGCTGCCTGATGTGCAAAGCGCCGACGCCCGCAGCGCACAAATCGGCGGCCCCGACTGCATATCCCATTGCTTCCAAATTAGAGCGAACAACGGAGAGCCAGCCCCTACCGTCTTTACTTGCAACTTGCTCGCCAGTGATTGTTGTAGGCTTGCACTCTCTGATGAGATGCCCGAAGCAAGGCCATAAGTGCCGCTCATCAGCAACCCCAAGTCCTTTGCCTGCCGCGCTGAAAGGTTGGCAGGGAGCGGAACCGGTCCAAATAGGTCTATCATCTGCCCATCCGGCACGGCGAAGCGCAAGACTCCATCCTCCAAGTCCCGCAAAGAAGTGGCATTGAGCAAATCCGCGCAAATCGTTTGGTTTAACATCTTCTATGCTCCTTGTATCTACTACTCCATGAGCTATATGTCCTTGTCTTATAAGGTTTTCAAGCCATTGTGCGGCATGCTTATTGATTTCATTATAATAAGCTGGTTTCATTCCTTCTCCGCGCAAGTAGCACATGCCCACTGAATCCGGTTTCCGTCTTGGCCGACTTTTCTGCGCCCGACGATTGCGCGTCCGATATGGCAGCGGCAGCAGAGAAACGTTTGCGCTGGTGATGGCGTGCGCGCTGCGGTAGCGTCACGGTATGAGGCGGTGCGATTCCATTCAACGCGCATTATTTGGCCTCCACGAGTGCTTTGGCGATGGCAGCATCAATTCGCGGCAATGCTTCTCGCGCAAGAATGCTGTCTTTCAGCGTGAGTGAATGCTTTAAAATTACTCGTGCTTTTTGCAGTTCTTCAAGAAGATCAGGAGCGGCGGCGATCAGGCTGGCGTTGTATTTATTGGAACCTTTGCTAGGCTCTAGCCAAATACCCTCCTCGCCAATCACGGCGCCATATTCTGAATCTATAATCCAATATTCGCATTCGTCATTTTCACGGTCATTATTTATTGCGCTCCATGGTCCCGGCGTATGCTTGCTCATTTTTCCTCCTCGATCAGCGCATCAATCTTCTTCACCGAAAGCCCGGTCCTCTTGCTGATGCGGTAGCGCGCCTCCTGCGTAACCTCTTGCTTGCCGTTCAGCACGCGGCTAAGGGTATGCGGCAGCACGTCGATTTTCTCGCTTAACGCGCTGTAGGTGGTCAGCTTGTACTTCGCCATCAGGAAGCTAAACAAGCCGCCTGATTTGTCGTTCGGGTAGTCCTTCTTAGTAGTCGCCATACTTTTCTCCATGTGTGTGAATGCAGGTCCATTCTAGCCTGTTGCGTATCCGCACGCAAGCGAATAAATTATTTGAGCGCACTATTGCAACAGGCTCGGATATCGTGCAGAATGGATACATCAACAGGGGGAAACATGAACGCAGAACAAATTTTAAAGGCCATCATTGAGGATGGTTTTTTGTCAGAGACCAACATGCATCGTGGGCGTAGCTTTTTCAATTTACTGGAAGGGGAGATTGTAGATGTCCTTGAGTCTTGCCGAGTTCAAGCTAAAACAGGTGACAAAGTTGCAGCGATTAAGCGCTACCGCGTAGCGGCTGGGTGCGGCCTGCAAGCAGCCTATGATGCAGTCTGTCGCTATTAAAATATGATTGGCAGGAGGAAACATGTTCGGCAAAGCACACGAAGTAAGCGGCATGAAGATCACCGTTAGCATCAATGACGGGATCAACATACCAATGACGCAGACGGCGCCAGTATGGGTAACGTGCCTCATGGACGGCCAGAAGGTCAGCAAGGTGTATGCGGATCAGGGCATCATGTTCCAGAGCGAGGGCGGATTCTTCTCGCAGTACATGGGCATGGGCTGCGACATCAGCGAGTATTGCAACAAAGCAGAGCTGGCGCGGCAGATTAAGGCGCAAGAGGATGACAACGTACCAATGATCGAAAATCGCAAAGGGGAATGGATATGAGTACGTATGATGAATTTTGGCGCACAAGGTTAGAGGCAAAAGTGGCGCTGAAAAGATTGAAGGCAATGCCAAACGATCCTAAGTTGATGCAAGCATATGCCAACGCTTGGGCGGAGCATCAAAAAGCAAACATGGCGCAATTTATGGAAGAATGCGATCTTCCTATCGAATTTAAAGGAGAACAACATGCTAAACCTGTTTGAAGAATCGCAGAAAAACAACGAAAGCTGGGCTGAAATGAAGGCTCGCCAGCAAAAAGACTCGCGTGTTGCCGATACTGTTGCTATGCTGATGGTGCTGTTTGTCATCGGCCCTTTCTTGGTATGGCTGATTATCGATGCAATGGACAAGGCAGCAAAATAAGCTACGCAGACAAGGGAGTAATTCTGCGTATCGCCGGCTAGGGCGTTATCTAGCCACCACATATAGTCGGCAGCACGGAAGGACGTGCATAAGCGCCGCTAATAGATGGCAGAGAGATTGCGGCAATCCTAGGTGATTTGCTCTCATCATGCCAAGCTGGAATCAATCCCAGCCCGACTATATGTGGTGGAAGTGAAGTAGACCCAAGCCACAAAGCCAGCGTGAACGGCTCACACGCCCAAGGGAGATTTGGTTAGAACTCCGATGCTGCCAGGTCTTGGCGCATACAGCAATCTTGCTTAAAAAGACTCCCGGTGAAAGTCCGGCCTCACACCTACAAACGGAGTTCACATGTCAAACGAAATGCAACTGGTAGACCAGCAGGGCGAAGCTTTGCCTTTAGTACAGCAAAAGAGCTATGGCACCACGCCGGCAGATTTGCTTGTGTATGCAATGCAAAACGGCGCCACGATTGCCGAAGTGCGCGAGTTTATGATGCTCAAGCGCGAGTTTGATGCCGACGAAGCACGCAAGGCATTTGTTGCTGATATGGCCGAGTTCAAAAAGAATCCGCCTGAAATCGTCAAAGATAAGCTGGTCGCGTTCTCTGGCACTAGCTACATGCATGCAACCATCGGTAACGTCACAGAGGCCATCGTAGCGGGCCTTGCAGCCCATGGCTTTAGCCACCGCTGGACTATTGACCAGAGCGGTGCAAACATCACCGTAACGTGCGTACTGACCCACAAGCAGGGGCATAGCGAAAGCACGCCTATGACCGCACAGAAGGACGACAGCGGCAAGAAGAACCAGATTCAGCAGATTGCCTCTACCATCACGTATTTGCAGCGGTACACGCTCCTCGCGGCTACTGGCGTGGCGACTAAAGATCAGTCCGATGATGATGGACATGCTGCGGAGCTTGATACCACTTTGGCGGATAACTGGATTGCCAAAGCTCAAGCCGCGCCAACTTTGAAAGACTTGGAGCTTGTGTGGGCATCCGGCGTTGGTGCAATCCAAGCCGTTGGCGATCAGCGGGCATACAAAGAATTCAAAGCGGCTGTATCCACGCGTAAGGCTGAATTCCCGGCACCGCCACCAGTAGCAAAGCCTACCGATGAAGAACTGGATGCACAGCGCACGAAAGGCCAGCCATGAGGTTTATAGAGTGCTTACAGGGTTCGCCTGCTTGGTTTCAGTCCAGATCGGGCCTAATAACCGCCTCTTGCTATGCCGATGCCATCAGCACAGTTGGCGGCTTGGATGAGCGCCAGCAGAAGTACGTTGATGCTGTGCTTGGCGGGATGCCAGAGAAAGAGGCTATCGGCTTTGCTGGATACAAGGCCGCTCCTAGCTCGGATACGGTCAAGCGCGCACTTCGCGGCGAGTTGACTGTAGAGCCTTCGGATACGGCCAAGCGCTACGCAGCCGATCTGGCCTTTGAGCGCATCAACGGAGGCCCGTTCCAAGAGCCGGCTAAAGCGTGGGTGCTTGAGCGCGGCCACGAAATGGAAGCCTTGGCGCGCATGCACTATGAAGCCAGGACGCAAGCGTTCGTTACCGAGTCGGGCCTGTGCGTTGATGATGACGGTGTTTTCGCGTATAGCTCCGATGGCCTTGTTGATGACGATGGCCTGATTGAAATTAAGGCCCCGATTGACAGCGTCAAAATCATGGCAATGTGGCGCACTGGTGACGTTAGCGAGTACATCCACCAAATCCAAGGCGGCATGTGGCTGACGGGCCGCAAGTGGCTTGACTTCATCATGTATGCGCCAATGCTGGCTAAGTGCGGCAAAGACCTGTACGTGAAGCGCATCATGCGCGACGACGAATTCATTGACAAAATGGCCTTGCAGTTAGAGGCATTTGAAAAAATGGTAGTAAACAACTTAACTATTTTGAAAGCATAAAATGACCGAAGAAACCGCAGTTGTAGTGCTGAATGCCGATACTACGCAAGTGGCCGGCTACAAGAAGTTTTACACGGAGCTTGTGCAGCTTGAAAAAGACAATGCGGCTGTAGTTTTTGACTATGCATCCAAGAAAGGCGAAAAGGAGGCGCGCAGCCATATCTTTAGCCTCCGTAAGAGCAAGGGCGCGCTTGAGCGGGTCCGCAAGGAAGCTAAAGCCGAATCGTTGCGTATTGGCCGCGCCATCGATTCGGAAGCCGAATCTATCGAGGAACGCATTGAAGCAATGATCGAAGTCCACCAAAAGCCTTTGGACGAAATGGCGGCGCGAGAGAAGGAGCGAATCGATGCGCTAAATGCGCGTATGGCAGCGTTTCCTGGCGCCGCTTGCAATACGGTTGAAGAAGTCAAAGCCGAAATTGAGCGCGTGACCGCAATCGAAATTGGACCCGACTGGCAAGAATTTATGGCGGATGCTACTCAAGAGAAAGCACATACGCTTGAAGGTCTTTCGTTGCGGTTGGCGGAACTCATCAAGCGTGACGAGGAAGCCGCAGAGCTTGCACGGTTACGCGTAGAGGCAGAGGCGCGCGCACAAGCAGACCGTGATGCAGCAATTGCCAAAGCCGCAGCCGAACAGGCGCAGCGCGAAGCTTCCGAGAAAGCGACGCAGGAAGCCGCTAAGGCCGCAAAAGCTATCGCTGATGCCAAGGCAGAAGCAGAGCGCAAAGAAGCCGCTGCGGCCCTCGCATTGAAGCAGGAACGTGACCGCGCACTAGCCGAGCAGGAGGCGGCAGCACTGCGCGAGTCGAAACTAAAGATTCAAGCGCAACAGGCCGAGCAACGCCGTATTGCTGAAGCTGATGAGGCGAAGCGCCAGCAAGCAGCGGCAGCAGCAAAAGCCGAAGCCGACAAGCAACGCGCCGTTCAGGACGAGAAAGACCGAGTAGTGGCAGAGGCAAAACGGATTGCTGATGAAGCAGCGGCCCGCGAGCGCAACAAAGCGCACAAAGCCAAGATCAACCGCGAAGCACTGGCATCGTTGGTTGCTGGCGGCATGACTGAGGAATGCGCTAAGCAGTGCGTGATGCTGATTGCGCAAGGCAAGGTGGCTAACGTCAGGATAGAGTATTAACATGTCGGACGGCACAAAAAGGCCGTTCGTCATCATAAACGAACAAGTGCGAGCGCGGGCCGTTGATGCAGTTCGCACATGCCCGATAGGTTACGGCTTTACGCTAGGACCGTCCAAACGTTCGCTGGAGCAGTCCGCAAAGCTTCATGCGATCTTTGGCGAGTTCTCAAAGCAGTTGCGCTACAACGAAGAATTCCTGACGCCTGAACAGTGGAAAGTTCTCATGGTTAGCGCTCATACTGTAGCTACAGGTAACGAGCCGCAATTCGTTATCGGAATTGAGGGTGAGCCAGTCAACCTCCGCGAGTCTACGGCCACTATGACCATCTCCAGGATGAGCAGCATAATCGAGTATTGCGTTGCGTATGGGGCACAGCAGGGCGTAAAATTCTACGATTGACCTTGCGCGCAGATAATTACTGTGGCATAGTTACGCATGAACAAACCGAACCCTGTTACCCCAGCCGAAGCCGAGTACAACCATGCTCGGCTTCTTCTTAAAGCGCACGAACACGCGCACCCTGTGATGTACAAAGGTAAGCCGTACTTTATCCAGCAGTTCCAGCGCAGCGACGATCCGCACAGTAGCGCGCTGAAAACATGGGTGTATCTGCGCGGAAATCCTGAGATTATTGCAGCCAACGAAATAACTATTGAGGAGCAAGCAAAGTGAACTTAGACAAATATCAGGAATGGGCTACGCATGGGATGCTCAAGCAAGCTGAGGCATTAGAAGTAATCGCTTTGGTGCGCCGCCAGGAATCCGAACTGTCGGCCGAGCGTGACATCAACGCAAAGCTGCTGGACCTGCACAATCAGGCGCAGAGTGACGCAGAGCGCTTGCAGGCTGCGCTTGAGCAGTCGCAAGCCGCCTACGGAAAACTGGCGCTGGAACTGGCGGCACTTCAGGCCAAGCCGCAGCCTAACACGCCAGCCGATCTACGCCGCTATAATCCAGCGATCACCGATGCGCAGGTAGAGAGCGTTATGGGGGCGATCAAGCGCGACTCTTCGCCTCAGTCATGCGACAACCCAGCCGCATGCGATGCGCAAAGTTGCCGCAATCCACTGGGCCGCTGCGAAGATGCAGCACCGGCCACGCCAGCGGAACCGGTGGATGCGGCGGAGCCTTTCGCTTTTGTGATAATTGATGAGCGCGGCAATCCTGAGTTTGTGACGCCGGATCATCAAAGCGCACAGGAACATATCAATGATGCGCGTGCACAGGGCGACATTGACGGCGCGGGGAAATGGAAGTCTGTTCCAGTGTTTGAAATGCGCCCGTCCGACGATGACCTATGGGACCAAACGATCCGCGACCGTGAACAGTATCACGAATGGGCCGACAAGCTGGCCGAAGCCATCACCAAGTATTTCGGGCGCGACATCGGCGAGCACAGCAATGTGAATTGCCCATGGGCCGAAGCGCTGGAAGTGATCGAAGAAGCCAAGCCAGCCGCCCCACCGCAGCATGCGCAAGCGGCGCTGAGCGATGAGCAGATCAACGAGATTGTCTCGTCGGTTGAAACTGCTGTTGGGGTTGGATACGGGGCGTGGGATATGGTTTTGCCGTCTGAATTAATTCCTGCCATCCTCGCCGCCAGCCATCGGCCAGCCGCAGCACCAGCGGCCGTACTGAAATGTTGGAGTTGCAAAAAACCCTATACGCCCGAGCAGCGCGCTGATGCAGATGGCGACTGCCCGCATTGCGGCGTTGAACTAGACGCGGTACCAGCGCAGCCGGATATAACGCGCGAGGCGGCACGGTATCGTTACCTTCGTGATGAGCATATCGGCGATGATCCTGAAAGTATTAACTTAACGCCGGGGCCTAAGAGTGGTTTGGATTCCGCTGTTGACGCCGCTATAGCTACTGGAGAAAAACAATGACCAGCACCAACAAACAGCAGGGCGGGGAGTTGCCGCAGGATGAGCTGCCGCCGCTGCCGGCCTGTCACGCCACAATGCGAAGCAAAGACGAGCGCCCGTATGCAATAGCCGGCTATACCGCTGACCAGATGGCCGAATACGCCCGCGCCTATCTCGCCCAGCGCGCCGCCAGCGTACCGGCGCAGGGAGTGCAGCAGCCTGCAGCAGAGCCCGAGGGGTGGAAACTCGTCCCGCGAGAAATGACTGACGAGCATTTGCGCGAGGTCATGTACAACATCAATCGCAAGTACAAAGGCAACCCGCTGGGTGATGAATTCACGCGCCTAGTGTGGCAATGGGCGCTCTACACCGCCCCTGTTCCAGCCGCTGCGCCAGTGCAGGGCGATGCCCGCGAGAGGTTCGAGAAGCACATCAGAGGCAGGAACCAATACGCCAGTTTGGATAGGCATCCCCACCTACCGCACCTGTACGCCCTGTCATGGGTCAACGAAGCGTGGATTGCGTGGATGGAAGTCGCCAGCGTGCAGCCGAATAGCGGGCGCGATGCGGCGCTGGTGGAGCCCTGGCATACTGGTCTATCAAAAGAGCGCGCCTACTTGGACGGCAGAACGTCACGTGAGGAAGCCATGCTCAGGGAAATCGCCGCCCATCGCCTCGCCGCCCATCCCGCTAACGGCGCGAAGGCAGGGGAATCCGTACTGTTGGACCTGCTGGTCGAGTCCCAATCGTCCATCGGCGGCGACTGGCGCGAGCGCCGTGACGCTGCTGTTGCTGCTGCACAGAAAGGCGGCGCGTGATGGTGAAGCCAACGGACGATCAAATCGTCGCGGCGATGTACGGCCGCTTGATGACCTACGTCATCGCTAACATTCTCAGGCGCGAGAAGGGATTCAAGGCGCTCGACACCGCTTTCGTGTTGAGGCGCTTGAAGGCGATGGAAAAAACTGGACGGGTAAAGCGTATGCCAAGCAGCTATTCCAGGAAATTGTGCTGGTCCGAAGCTGATCCCGCCGCCGCACCACAGAAGAAGGAAGGATAGGCATGAGCACCGACAACAAATTTCCGGCGACGCTGGAAGGTCAAAGCGTCATCAGCCACGCGATCTTGGAAGTGATCTACCGCGCATGTCAGCGCGGCGACAGCCCCGAGCGCATGCACGCTGCCATCATGGCGCTGTTGCCTGATGCGTCTCAAGCGCCTAGCGAACCAGTAGTGCCTTCCAATTCTGTCGAATTCGACGGGATTAAAACTGTACCTCCCTCCACGCTAGCCCAGCAGATAGCCAGCGCGCAGGCCGAGGTTGCAGCCTGGCCCGAGGGTAAGCTAGCACGCGTCAAGGCGGCAGGAGGCGACCAGCCATGACACTCTCACTTTGGCAACTGGTCTACGTCATCACCTTGGCTACTGGCCCGGCTAAAGGCCCATCAGGCGAGGCGCTGACCTACCCGCATGTGTACGTGCAGTTTGAGCCGCCGTCCGACTGGCTCGGCTGCTACAACCAGAAGCGGATCGGCCTGCCGCTCAGGCAAGCGCAGATGCTGGCGCTAAACAAGTCGGCCAAGGTAACGGCAACCTGCATGAAACGCTGATCCAAGGCCCGCTAGTCGGGCTTTGTTGTTTCTGCGCTACTTTAGCTATTTGTCTTGCGTGCGGATAATTGCTGCGGTATGATTAATCATCTAAACGCTGGTTAGCCAGCATCATATGGAGTGAGCAATGATCTACATTTTGGTTGTCGCAATGGTCGGGTTTAACGCAAAAGGCGTTGCCGTTGGAAGCGTTGAATTCAATACGCAAGCTGCTTGCCAAGCAGCAGCAAAAGAATGGAAGCGTCAGTATGACAAGGCAGATACTCGCGAAGGCGTTGTGTTTTGTGCCGCTAAGGGTGCAAAATGACCGCCCCAGTAACGCCAATGGAAGCGCGGTGCGCTGCGTGCCTTGATACAGGCTCGCTGTCAAAGTGGACGGGCGGCGATCTTGATTGCACGCATTGCAAAGCGGCAGAGCAGCGTGGTGAGCTTAATGCAACCGTTGAGGCTGCTCGCAAGGTAGCTATGGGCGAGTACCGCCTTGCCAGCTTTGATGCTGTGTGGTTCGCATATCAGCTTGGTCAATCCGCTTCTGTCGAACAGCCAGCCATGCCAACGCTTCCAAGCACGCCGGAAGACGTGATTGATTTTCTCGGTACGAATATCGAACACATGGACGCTGTCGGTGACATTGAGGATCGGCGCATCACGCTGTCCGTTCATGATCTGCTGTCGGCATTTCAGGAGTTGGCTGATGCGCAGCCAATACAGCAAGTGGAAGCGGTGGGGCAGATCAACCAATGGCGCAAGTGTGGTTGTTCTGACTGGTATGACGGCTTTCCAGATCCCGAAGACGGCGGTGGGCCATATGAAACGCGCATGCTCTATGCCGCCCAGCAACCAGTCGCACAGCAAGCGGGTGATGTGGCGCGGGATGCTGCGAACTGGCGAACGTTTGAGCGCGTTTTGCGCACAGGGCATATCCCCGGCGCGGCGCACGGCCGGCGCTTCAAGATCATCGAAACCTGTGCAATGTCGGGCAACGAAAATGAATTCAACGACTTCATCGGAGCTATCAACGCTATGGCAAAGGAAAAAGCATGAGACAAGACCAAAAGATTCGCGCTGTCATCGACCGCGTACTGTGGACGTCTGGCGCGACAGAATCAAATCGTGCCTTGTTGGCTGACGCAATTTGCGAAGCTATCGCCACTCCCTCTCCTGCTAATGGTGCGGTAGGGGAGCTGCCGGAACCAGTTGACGGCGAGCGCACGCTGTTCGAGCGTGAAATGCTTCGGTTGGACATCACTGATGACGAATACATGATTCGCCGCCACGATGGGTCCTATGTCGATGATTCCGATCAAGCGGCATGGATGGCATGGCAGGCCGCTAGGCTGCTCCCGGAAAAAGACATAGCTCTGTCGCTGACGCAGATCGATGAAGCCCTCAACTCGCAGTACTTCGGCAAAATTCTTTCCCGGCTGGTTGAATTCGGTTTTGAAGGCGGCCACGATGAAAAGTTGATCGATTGGGTTCGCGCCTACGCCCGCGCCGCCGTGCTTGCCGAGCGTGAAGCCGCAGCAAAGGTATGCGAGACGCAAAAGAATCTTGATGCAATGAACATGGCTGTGCTGATGGGCGCCGCCGCAGCTATCCGCGCACGTACTTAAAGGGGGAGCGGAATGAACGACCGAGAATTTGAAGTATGGCAGGATGATATGTGCGTAGCTGGCACTATGGGAAGCAACGCGCTCAACGAAATCAAACACTATGCGGCCCAATACGAGCAGGATGGGCCTATCGAAGTGTACGAGGTAACGCGCACGCTGGTTGATCTTAAAGCGGCCTCTCAGCCGCCTAAAGAGGCGATGAGCGATGCAGGAATTGACACTCCCGAATTTATGGCCCTGCTTGATAAGTTTTCGCATGAAAGCTCCTGCGAAGAATACAACGCGGATGAGTATCAATCGGCCCGCCAAGGCATTATCAACTACATTAATGCCAATTCTGCTCCTAATGCGCAGTTAGTAGATGCCTTGAAACAATGCACAAGTATGCTTTACTGGATTGACCTCGAAAGCAGCGATGCATATCAAGCTGGCCTCGCGGCCCTTACCGCCGCTGGCGTGGAGGTAAAATGAACTCGCAAGAAGCCTACGAATCAGCCACGCAAGAGCAGCGTGACTACATCGACAAACTCATGGCTACCATTGACGCACGCATGGCAGCTAGGCAGGAGAGTCGCGACAGGCGTAAGCTTGACCTTCCCTACCAGGCTAGCGGATTGCCTGATAGGCGCGTGGCGGATAGGCGGAAGACTCCTAGGGAAGAATAGTATCCGTAGCCGCTCCGGTTGAGTGGCGCAATTGAAAGGAATTACAATGCAAGAAGATGCGTGTCACCTAAATCGATTTCTCGCTGGATCGCAGACTGTGGGGCAATCACCGATGCCACGTGGGCAATTCGGGCAGGCAGAATACTGCGAAAGTAAGAAGCCGCACGTTCAGGAAATCCCCGAGCAAATAGACCGACTAGAAAGCGCGCTTACAGATACGGCGCAGTTGCTGTCAAACCTCCATCAACGTTTGTCGCCAGTAATGCCGCCATCGGCACCAGAATCAACTAGTGGCGCAGCTATCGGAAATGGCCGAGAGCCTTCTTCTCCGATGGGCAATCAGTTGGCTGGGTTTGTACTATTTATTGAGCAGAACAACATCAGCTTGCGCTACTTGCTTGATCGCATCAAACTGTAAATTCTAGGCATAAAGCAAAAGCCCCGACACTATCAAATGTCGGGGCTTTTTATTGCGCGCTTGGTGCAGATCAGCTAACGCGGTTTCTCGCTCAACAGAACCGCAAGCGCGTGCGGGGATTATGTCACCGAGATTTACCCGTCTCGGTACAGCTCTGTCTGCTGCAAATACCGGGCTTTATCTTGTGGAACTTTGCTTATCGGCAGTCATACCCCACGAAAGCTCGCGCCTGATTTGTTCTGGAGTAGGAGGAGGAGCGCCAGCAACACGGCGGTCAGCAAGCCAATGGCGTACGGCTTCTTTTGCTGGGCGGGTAATGACTTCCATGGCGCTCTCCGGTTAAGACTGCTGTGGGCTTACTTTACTCCGTTGCCGAGCGTCAATCAAGCACAATCCGAGCAAGCGACTTCTCGCCGATCATGTCTTTAATCTCGCGGATCGACAGGCCGGTGAGTTCATGCGCGCGGATTTGGTAGACGGCGCCAAACGGCAGCTTACCGTAGCGCATCTTGGAAATGACCGGCGCGGCGGAATCCATGATACGGGCGAGTGCGGCGTCGTTTTTCAGCCGCAAATGGTCAATCAACCAGTTAAGGATGATGTCGTTTTTGTCGGCCATGGCGGTCTGTGCTGGGGTGAGAATTGCTTTAGTCATGTCGTTACCTTTTGTGTTGTGGTTTGTTTACTTCAGGAATCAATATAGCACAAACTTATAGGAAATATTTAATTTGTGCATTTGTTGCAGATCGTCCACATACGTAGCAAATAATTGCTGTACTATTACGAATCAAACACACCTACTAGGAGAGAACATGAACAACGATTTGAAGCAGGCTGAGACGGTGGATAGCAAACAGTTGACTGAGCTTTTGCGTCAATACTCACGTGTTACGCAAACTACAGGGCGATGCGCGGAGCCTTTTAGCGATATTGTAAGTTTTATTAATACTCACACGGACCACGCCGTGGCTGCTATCACAGACAAAGCACATAATGGCCTGAAAGGCTTAAAGATGCAGCCTGACGGGCAATTCACGTCGGACAGCCAGAGGCAGATGTACAAGGCTCTGGTAGAAATCCACGGCCCTGTGTTTCAAGTCGTAGGTGATTCCATCCGCAATGATCATGGCGATTTTCTTTCTCCGTGTGGCCGTGGGTTTAATCCGGATGAAATGGGTCAAATTAATGCTGGAACGTATGTCGCCCCACAGCAGCATGCGCAAGCGGCGCTGAGCGTTACTGATGAAATGGTAGAGGCGGCAGAAAATATTGGGGATCTTTATCGGCTTGGACAGCCAGAGATAATTCGAAGGGCTATTAAGGCTGCATTGGAGGTTGCATTTATTAATGCTAGCCATCAGCCAGCACCAGCACCAGAAGCACCAGCAGAATGCGGAGCTTGCCATGGCTCCGGATGGATGGTGCGCGATGCTGACATCGGAACCGAGCAGGAATGTTCTTCTTGCGACAGTAGCGGGCAGTCAGAAGAAGACGCAGCACCAGCACAGCCAGAGGTGAAGCCGTGAAGCGCCCGCCATCGGGAAAGCGGGCATTTGAGGCGATGGGCCGTAGCGCCTATTCACTCGGGCTGTCGCTTAACCACCAGCGAGCCATGCGCTTGTCGTGGCCGACGTGGGCGCGGCAAGCATGGGCGGCTGGCTGGATTATGCAGGGACCAAAAAATACAGGGAGAGCAGCATGACCACCACTACCAACAAACAGCAGGGCGGGGAGTTGCCGCAGGATGAGCGGGCGGCGTTTGAGGTATCCATTCGGTCACGGCATGCCGCCGTGTGCTTTGCGCGCCACCCCAACCTTCCGCACCGGTATGCTTCGTTCTGGGTCGATGAAGCATGGAATTCATGGCAAGCCGCCCTTGCCCAGCGCGCCGCCAGCGTACCGGCGCAGGCAGGGCCATTCGATGAGGTGTATGCACTGGAATTGGCGCATGATTGCGGCGTCAGATTCAAAGGGGATATCCCAAATCGTCTGATGGAAGACGCGCTTATCAAGTTTGCGCAAAAGGTTCTGGTCCACTTCACCGTGCCAGCCGCTGCGCCAGTGCAGGGCGATGATGTTGTTTATCAGGTCTTTTATAACAGAATCGGCTTTATAGATGCCACAAAAGAGCAGTATGACAGACAAGAGAAAAGCCACCGCCGTGCGCTTGTCGCCGCCAGCGTGCAGCCGAATAGCGGGCGCGATGCGGCGCTGGAAGAAGCACTTGAAGCTTCGTGCTACAGGTATATCCGAGACAATTCAGAATTGGACGATATGGTCGGGGAAGCACTGGTGGGGAGCCATGAAAACCCGCAATCGCTGGATAATGCCATCGACACTGTGCAGCGGTTATACCCAGTTGATTCCGCCGCTGCACGCGCCCTCGCCGCCCATCCCGCTAACGGCGCGCAGGCAGGGCTAAGTGATGAGCAGATCGAACTAGCGGAATACTTCCGTGCAGCTTTCGATACGCCAATCGCACGCCGAAAGCTCGACGGCGGAGAAGCGGGCAAAATCTGCCGCGATCATTTCCGTGCCATTCTCGCCGCTGTAAAGAAAGGCTAACCAATGAACATTGCACAAATCAAGCAAGACCTAGACAACGGAGTAATAGTATCGCCGATTACGTGGCGCAAGTTGGTAGATTGGGCGATGGAGGTAGAGCAGGCGCGCTCTGTACCAATTGAGCGTTGGCAGGATCGCATGGGGAAAAGTGGCAAGCGGGAATGCGCCGATTTGGCTGTGGAGTTGGCGATGGACGAGATTGAGGAATTGCGGAAGGCGCTGGCTTTAGGGGATGAGAAATGAGTACAGCAAAAGAAATTGAGTTGTTAGCGCAAGCATCACATCAAAGACTGCAATTGATGATGAACAAATTTCGCCCAATTGTTGATGGGATGGTTCTTCATATATATGGAGGAATCGAGCATTCTAGCCTTTCTTGCTTGGTTGGTTCAAGAAACATGCGCGAGGGCCGCTATGCTGGTTTTTACCGTAGCGTACGCGATAGGAATATAGAGGGTCATGGGCCAAAGCGCCGCCATCACAGGCTAGGCCATAGTGACGAGTGGGAGCCAATAACGAAAAAATCCCCCTCCCTGTAAAGGAGAGGGACAAAAGCCACCGAAGTGACTAGGAGATAATGGTTACTCGGAGGCGGCTTTGATTGCCTCGTCAATTGTGGTTGCGTCTCCGATGCGCTGAAGTTGGAGACGCTGGCGTTCTGCGTTGACTCGTTCGCGCATGGCAGCTTGATCCGCTGCGCTGAACGCCGTTGCAGTCGCTAGGCCAGCCGTTCTAGCGCCTCTTGCCACACGTTGGCTAAGAGGGATGGCCCAATCTGGCCGCGAGCTTACAGCACTAACTAGGGCCTTTTGAACTGGCGGCAGATATGCAGCGGCGCCAGATGCGAGGCCGATAGGGATGGCGGGCGAGGCAAAGCCAGCGGCAAGGCCAGCGCCTCCAAGCGCAAGACGTCCAGCAGTACCACTATCTGGAACGGTATTTCCTAGCACAGTCTGGCCAGCCGTTCCCAGGTCTTGCATCAGCGCCGTGCCTCGCGCAACAGCACGTTTCCTAACGCTATCGTCTGCTGCCTGAACAGCCATGTTTAGCTGCGCTGGACTGAATACACCTTCCCAGTTCTTGGCAGATTTTGCAGCGCCCTCGACGCGAACAAGATTAGCCCAGCCGGTATCAATTGCCTTGAGTTCAGCGGCCACTTGCGGATTCGTTCGTTTCATTTGCTCTTTCAGCAAAGTCTTCAAATCGAATACGCGTTCAGCCAATTCTGCCTCAGAGGCAAGCGACGACTTACCGTACCTCGACGCGATCATGCCGAGTTCGCTATCAACGGCTTTATATACATCGCCAGTAAGCGCACTGTTTTGGATTCGGCCCATGACGATATCGCGGAATACCGATTCAAACTTTGTCCGCATTGGGTCCGTCAAGCTAGCAACAGAGGTATTCAGCCGCTGCAATCCATTGGTGAATTGAGTATCCAGCGGGACCAGAGGAACTTTAGCTAGCGTATCGTCATAAGCTCGGCTAAGCGCGTTACCAGCCTGCTCGACTGCTTCTTGACCGCTACCCTTGATCGTTACACCAATCGGTGCAGTCGCCCGATTAATGGCCGCATTGTTGAATTCGCGGATTGCCTTACTACGCGCAGCAACGATAGCATCGCCCATGATTGGAATGCTAGTTGCCTTCTGCTCGACGCGGCTAGCCATGCCCCCAAGAGCTTGCCCAATGGTAGGATTTACGCCCTCATCCTTGAGCAATTTCAATTGCGGATTTACGCTGGCATTTGGGCTGATTACTCGCGCTACGCCTTTAGCCAGTCCGTATCCAGCAGCGCCGCCAGCAGCACCAAGCGCAGCATTGCCCAATACTGACTCATCGCCCGATGTTGGCATAGCTGCGCCGAGCGCTGCGCTAGATGCAATGGAGCCGGCGAGTCCTTGGCCTCCAGGAATGAACGAAGCCGCAACAGCAGGGATCGCGCTGCCGATGAAGTTACCAACCGATCCAGCCTTAGTATTCAAAAGCGGCGCATCATCAATGCGGCTTTGGTCAATCGCAGATTGGCCTTCGCGCTTAATATCGGCGGCGCTTTTAAGGCCCAAGGCGTCATTTATCCGCTGGCCTCCTACGGCCTCCTCAAGATATGCCGCGCCTTCGTCTAGGCGCTGCTTGACGCCCCGCCCAACGTTCGCTATACCAGTACCAATGCCAGAAAAGAAATTTCCCGCGCCATTAGCAAAACTATCGGTAGGAGCCGGGTTTGCTGCAACCTGAGTATCGGCCCGCTTACCGCCAGAAAGATGCGCGACCACATCGGCAGCAGAGTAGCCACTAGCTGCCGCAGTCCTAATCTTTTCAGCATATCCCGGCGTCTCCGCAAGCTTTAACGCGATCTGCTCATCGTCATATCCAGCAGCCCGAGCTTTGGCAATCTTTTGCTCTACGTTATCCATTATTTAAAAATCTCGTCAAGTGATGGGCGTCCCGCTGGTTTTTTCTCTTTATCTCCTGCGGATTCATATTTTGAGAAATCAAACGGTTCCTTGCTGTAATTACTTCTGATATTGTCGATATTTAACTTATGGAGAATTACCCCGCGTGCATTAATATCTTTAATTTCATCTAATCGCTGGCGTACATATTCTTTGTCGTTTATGTTGTCAAATAATTCTTTCCATGCCCGTTGAGCATCGCCGTCAGTTTGCACGCCAGCGTTCAACCTAAGTGAATCATTCCGCATTTTTTCCATAGTTGACTGAAAACTACCAAAGTTCCTGCTTTCTTCATCAGAATTACCAGTGTAATTCTTTGCTTTATTTACCATGTTGCTAGTAAGGCCAAAGTTTAGCTTGCCGTCATCAATTTGCTTTGCTACTCTATCAATATCTTTTTGGATACCGGATGATGTGCCAATTGCCTCAAGCCCTTTTTGTTGCATTGCAAGCGCTGGCCCTGGCAATGGCTTGCTACTTTCGCGGCCGACCTTTGCTTCATCGCGGGCAACGGCATTGCTAGCAGCTTTTTCTGCGCGAGCATCACGGCCTTGTTCTTCTTCACGCTGGAGCCGAAGCTTGTATTCAAACTGGCGCTCATCACGCTCACGCTCGCGGTCAGCTTTGGAAGTACCGCCGCCAATAATTTCACCCGTTCCAGTATTGAGCATTCCGTTCTCGCTCAATGGCATATATTTATCGCCAGCAAGCACTTTCAAGCGCTCATACGATACCGCATCGCCTTTTTGAAGCGCCGCTTCCATCGCAGCCTTGATTTGCTCATCGCGGGTAGGCGCGCGAGTTTTACCTACAGCAGCGGCTTTAGCGGCTTCCTGTTGCTCATAGGATTGCAAGGCAATGGCACGTTCAGCCGGATCGGGGATAGCCGCCAGCTTAGCGCGTACCTCGTCAGGAGTACCACTTACGTTGACGGCTGGGCCTTTGTATTCAGGGTCAGCCGCTACTGGAGCGTTTGCATCGCGCAGAAGCGCGCCAGCAGCCTCGCTAGGGCGTTGCTGCCGCTGGTAAGCACTCTCAGCGATTCGCTCTTGCATGGCCTCCTGCGCAGCCGCAAGGCGTTCCGCATCAGCCAGCCGCTTATCAGCAGCGCGAACGTCTGCCTCCTCTTTTAGGCTCGCGTCAATCAGCCCGCCACCAGCTCTAGCGCCGGCCGCGATGCCTTGACTCAGACCATACGCCCAATCAGCCATTTGTGCCCCCTGCTTCCATCAATCCACCGCCCGCTGGCATTGGCTGCGCACCAGATTGCGGCGCCGCATCTTGGCCCTGTGCCGCTGGGATATTTTGCTCAATGCTATCAACGCTGCCGCCGAAGCCCTTCATGACGCCATCAATCGCGCTCTCCAGCGCCTGGCCGAGAACTTGCGGAGTAGCTTCAGGATCGCCCGTCTTTTGCACGTAGTCGAACGCTCGCAGCGTCAGAGCGGTAGCGGCTGGGATAATCAGTTGCGGAGGAATCGACTTGTTCGACTCGGTCCACATGAGGTACATCAAGCCAATGATGCCATCTGCGATTTTCTTCGCTAGCGGACCTTCTTTTTGCAGCTGATCAACCAATAGCTTGTGGCTCTCTTTTGAGAACATGATGCGCATGCCAGACAGCACGATTTTATCGTACATCGGTTTGAGCTTAGGCGGCACTTCGATACCGGCCTCGATTGGCTGGATATCGACTTGACCACCTTGAGTCTGCGCGTCTTGCATCGGCTCAGCACCTTGTGGCGCTTGCATTGCTTCTTGGCCGACTGGTGTAATACCAGCGCTCATCAACCCTTCCATTTCCTGACCAGCCATTATGCGATCCTCCCTTGGCGCCACAGTTGGCGAATGCGTTCTCGTTCAGCCTGCGCATTGATTGCGGCGGTCTGTGCTTTTTCCTGCTGCGATGGGACGAGGCCCTTAGCAACACCTCCGATAACTTCCGTGCCGACCTTCACCAATTCCTTGTTATCTTTAACCCATTGGCCAGCTTTGTTGAAGTAGCCAGACAGGCCCGTACTTTCGGCGGCTTGAGCGGTAGGCACGTATGCGCCAGTATTCAAGCCCGTTTGCACCGGCTCAATAGACTCTAGCAGCCCTTGCGTACCGGTGCCAGGATTGAATGCGCCCGTATTGCTGCTAGGCCCGAATGCCGTCACAGAATCGCTCATGAACGGGTTCGCAGCCTGTTGCGTGGCCGCTTCCGCCGCGTTCTGTGCCACACCACTAGCCGCATCTGAAACTGCGTTGGTAGCTGCTGTGGTTCCCACGTCCTGCGCGGCGGTCGTTCCCGCATCAATCAGCCCGCTACTGGCCGTAGGAGCGATAGCCGATTCGGCCACATCACCAGCAAGGCCCGTTACGGATTGCGTTGTGACTCCCGAAGCGGCATCAGCAAGTGCCGAACCAGCCGCATCGGCGCCAACTTCGCCAAGAACAGGAGCGACATTCTCAGCACCGGCACTAGCCGCACTAGCTGCACTACCGCCAAGGCTTGATGCCAAAGACCCGATACCGCCAGCAAGCGAGATAAAGCCGCCGATCTTGGTAAGCTTCTGGTTGCCAGTAATCGTACCCGCAATAGTGAGCGCACTACCGACCATTAGCGCACCGGCCGATACCGTAGCAAGCAGGGTCGTAGCCGTTGCCAGTGCCGCAGCACCAGCCGCAAACGATCCAGCAGCAAGCGCCACCACAACAACAGGCATGTCCCTATCGCCATTTGCGGGGCCACCGCTAGGATTGCCAACAGGCATATCAATGGACAACCGGCGCGACTCAGTAGCACTGTAATAGACAGCGCCAACTTCCCGAGCCATTCGCGTTTTGTTAAAGCGCTGATTCATTTTATTCTTTCCCCTTCTGGTAGGGCAATTCAGTAAGCGCCCAGTATGAAAAATCGTTGTCTTCCCAGCTTTTTACGAAGCCTAGTTTCAATCTAAGCTTATGGTTTTCCTCGCATACTGGAACGCGGGTTGTGACATATCCGTATTCGTTCATTATCGGCTCAAGCGCTTCAATAATGTTTTTGCGACTCATCGCCTTGCCAACTACCAAAGGGACAAAATGAAACTCAGGCCCCTTTGAAATACATATTGCAACGTCTTCACCAGTTCGCGTTGCTATTTTAACGTCCCAGCCATGAAGGTTGGCTTTTGCTCCATTCAGATCAATATCTAGCGTCTCTAGATATCGTTCTAGTATTTCATCAACCGCCGCCATCGCTGCCCGGCACAGTAGTTTCTGGAGTCTGCAAATCGCTGGCAATATCAGCCGCAACATAAATTGCCGATGCTAGGCCAGTTTCGCCAAGCTGTTTAAGAAGCTCGGCTTTACGATCAGGCGAAAGTTCGGCGCTCTGGATGATGTTATTGACCAGCGTTGTTTTGTTTTGCTCGGCCTGAATCTTGGTATTTGCATCAGTGTTGTATTGCGAGTTAGCGGCCGTTTTGTCCGACTGGTATTTAGTCGTTTCAGCTTGCAATTGCGCAATGCTCATCTGGCTACCAAGTGCAGCGGTTTGGCTAGCTTTGTCGGCGGCGATCTGCTGTGTCGCCAAATCTTTTTGCCCACTCTGCTGCTGCGCCAATACGTTTGCTTGGTTGATGTAATCACGATCTTTCGTAATTGCAGCGTTCTGCGCATCCGTGTTGTACATCAGGCCTTGGTTATACAGCGCGGCGTTATATGCGTCTACGTCACGATTCACCTGTGCATCAGACGTAGCAATGGGCATGGCGGCTTGATAGGCGGCGTCCTCGCCAGCACTAGCTGCAATGCTGCTGTTGGTTAGCCCGCGAGCGTTTGCCGTGCGTAGCGTGCGATCCCGAGCCGATTGGATATAGTCGCTGTTCGCATCAAGCAAGCCCTGAAGCTGGCCGCTAACCGTTTGCCCGCTAGTTACCGATCGGTTTTTCAGGCTATCAAGGTCAAGCTGCGCCGGCGTGGTATTCGGGTTGTAATCGTTGTTATCGACGGCGGACTTAACGAACTGCTTATATAGGTCATCGGCGTTGGCGCCAGAATCAAGCGCGCTTTGCCAATAGTCAATCCCAGCTTGCTCGCCCTTTCGGCCGGTCACTTGGTCATACCAAGAGGAAACGCTAGGCGTTGCTTTGGTCGCTGTAGTCGCCGTGGTTGCCGCTGGCGTAGTCGATCCCGCTTTAGCCAAGACCGAATTGGTAGCCGTGGGCGTAGCCGCTGCCGTAGTAGTTGTCGCAGCGGTGGGCGTGGTAGCAGCCGTATTCTGACCGCCAATCGCCGTGGTGAACCAATTGCTTAGCGTGTTCGCGGTCGTATCGTTAATTGCCATTTTATTTCCCTGTCGGTTTCTTACCAGATTTTACCATTGCCGCAGCCCAATCCCTCATATTTACTATGTCGCACTAAGCGTTTATTTCTTGCTGGCCGCTTCTACTGCGTCATAGGCTTTGATACAGGCGTTGAGTCGGTCGATTGCGGCGTTTTCGTTGGCTCGGACCCGTTCAATTGCGATTGCAGATTGCTCCGAGAGGTCTTGTATAACGTAGGAGTCCGAATCCACTCCGCCAATGGTGGAACTTGGAGCCGATCCGGCTTGAGCAATGCGACGTTCGCGGACGAGGGCTGACATGCGCTCAGTGCCAGCGGCAAGACGGCGCTGATAATCAAGAGATTCATTCTGTTCATTTTGAAGCTCCACTTTCTTTTCATTGAGGTCTGCAATAGCTTGGTCAAGCGCGGATTGTGCCGCTAGCATTTTGCCGTTGAGAACCGCTAGCTCTTTCTCAGCCTTTACCGAATTGGCTATTTCAATAGCGTCTCGGCGGCCCCGCTCCTCCGCAACGCCAGAGTTAAATACGTGCGTGCGATATGCAAACGCTGATGTAACCACAATAGTTACAAGAAGCGCATAGGCAGCGATTTTAGCCACCCATGTTGGAATCCCGTAGCGCAGTAGAAGTGCAGCAATCATTTAGGAGGCTCCACGGTTTCAGTAACCTGTTGGACAACGGTTGTGCTGGTCATGATGCTTGGAACCTCGTTCTTACCAAATACAACTTTTGCAACCAATGGAGCAACCCACGCCGTCAACCAGAGGCCGAACATTTCGCCTGATAGCCGGCCCTTTATCTGCTGGTCAATAATCACCCACGTACTCACGCCGAGTACCAGCATGAAGGCAACCGCAATCTTATCGACCTTTCCATTGACCATGATGAGGTCGAAGAAGTCGAAAACGATATCAGCCCGTTTATGCGCCCGCCAGATTGAATAGCCGATGACGATGCTAATCGAGCAGAGAACAATCAGCATCGGGTCAATTGTCATGCGATCACCCCACCAGCGCGGCGATACGCGGCCAAGAGCGTAGCTAGCGAATGCTCAAATTGCCCGTACGAAGCGCCAGGCAGCGACGCCCACAGGTTGCGCACGGCAGCAATGGACTCAGGAATGCGACCCTCCTCGATCAGCGGCAGCGCCTTGCGCTCGCGGATCAATTGCACAGCCCATGCGTCTTGCGATGCCGGGCCGAAGTCGGGGAGCTTCAATTGCGTCTTGTAATGCGCCCAGTCGCGCAGCATGAACTGATAGCGGCCGGATGCGTTGCTGGTCAAGCCACGGCTATTGATGACCTTGGACTTACGCCCGCCAGCAAACGGATGCGTGCTGTAATCAGTGAAAATCTCAGGCTTGCCATCCGAGCCAGTCACGATCACGTCAAACCCGTTATTTTTCGTCGCAGGGCTAGTGCTAGTGCCCTCGCTGAATGCAAGCATGTCAAGGAAGGCGCGCAAATTGCCAGATAGTTTAATTTGGTTCATACCGCCCTACCTTATTCAGGCCAATTGAGAATTGGTAATTCAGGTTCTATTTCTTCAAAGCTAGATGGCATGGGGCGATTGCCAGCCAGCACATCAGCCATGATTGAATACAACGCATCCCATGTTTCCTCTCGCACTTTCATGCAGTAGCGTCCTTCCGCCCCGTAACGTGGATGCGTGCTAGCTGCATAGGAGCAGGCCGATACAATGGCAGACGTTTGCTCATCCCCGTAGCTGCGGGTTTCTGCAAAAGCGTTTAGCCGTGCAACAGCACGCTTAGTCACCATATCAATTAGCACTTGCCGCTCTGCTGCCAATTCTTCAGCGGACGATGCGCGGGAATCCCATTTCTGATGCCAGCCGCCATCCTCAAGCACTGGCTTGGCCAGCGTAAAAGTCATACCGGCTTCAACTGGGCATTCATCGACTAGCAACGAGAAAATGCCAAGGTAGGCTAAATCTTCATCAGTGATGATTGCTGGAAGCAGCACATTTCCAGGCATTGCCGCGCGGATTTCACTATGGTCTTTAAGTATGCGGTCTTTTAATGGCATGTAATACATGGGCGTCCTTATTCGTTTGCTGTTCTGGTTGATGGATAGAATCGGCCTTGGCCCCAAATGATGCGAACTGCTCCCCTCCCCGGAGTTCCTGGAGGAGAACCATCGGAAGATTGATCGTAGTAGATCAAGGCTCCGCCAGCACCAGCGCCACCACCATAGTTTCCGCCATTGCCACCCATCCTATTTGTAGGAACTCCATCAAATCCACCAGCCCCAGCAGTTCCTGATGAGCCGGCAGTTCCGGGAGAGCCGCGATTGCTAGTGATGCCGTCGTTCTTCCCGCCTATCCCACCGATACCATTGGACCCCTGCCCATAAATTCCAACGCCGCTACCTCCAGCACCCGCCGAGCGCTGCCCGGAATTTGGCTGCGGGATAGTCGCAAAACCTGCGCCACCGCCACCGCCACCGCCGCCAGCACCATTTTGACCGGGGCCACCATTTTGATCTACTCCTGATTGTTGGCTATTTGGGACGCATGCACCTCCCCTGCCGCCATTACCTGCATACCCACCAGCACCACCGCCACCATTACCAAACCCGCTTGGTGAATTACCTAGTATTGATCCACTATCACCACCGTTGCCACCGCCGTCACCGACGAAAGTCCCGCCGACAGTGCCATTGACAGTGCCGCGCCTGCCGCAAACGGTCACTTCGGAAATAAAGAATGACAATCCATCACCAGTAGAAACAGCTCCTACTTGGACGGAATAAGTAGTACCTGGAATAGTAGCAATTGATGCTTTCCATCCTAGCCCACCACCAGCCCCGTTCATAGAGCCAGGGCCAATAGCCACAGCACTTACCGAAGTTACTCCTGTTGGGCAAACCCATGAATAAGTACCTGGCGATGTCCATTCAGCTTGCCCTATAGGCGTTACTAATGCTGACAAACAAAATAATCTCTGACTTGTACGATCCATTAGATTAGCTTGCGTAGTTAGGGTTGACGCCAAGATGCCAGATAGTACCGGTATCATCAGTTACAAGAACGAAGATATGCACCTTTCCTGGAGTCAGTGTTGGTATCACACCATCGCGCGGATACACGTTAGCTGGGAACGTGATAACGCCGCTGGTGTGAGTCAATCGCAACGTGAAACTAAATCCTTGTGCCGGAACATTTGAAAAAGTAAATGTCGAATTCCCCGCAATGGTCTTTGTGAAGTAATTGCCTAGAGACAAATCAAGGTTCAACGCAGCAACTGGAATAACTGGGAATTGCGTGTTACTTGCTGTTGTTCCTGGTGCCCCACGTACGCCAGCAGTGGAAATATTCCAGCTAGTGTACGTTTCAGCAAGTCCTCCTACGCTGGTAACACCGATTGTAAGTGATGTACCAGAATATGCTGCTACCGTACCAGCCATGAATTTTGTTGGGTCAAAAGAATTGACTGCAATAATAGGGACATTAATAGGCCATTGTTTGCCTGCTTGAGTCGTGAAAACTTTGCTTCCAGTATCAATAAACACTGATGTTGCACTCGTCCCAGTTAGCTGCACACCTTGCGCTGCAATTGCGCTTGCTGCCGCAGCAGATGCGGAATCTGCTGCCTGCGAAGCTGCTGCAATTGCGGCAGCAGACGATGAAGGATTAAATTGAAACCAGTCTTTTACGGAATCGTACCTAAGAGTGATAAGTTGGCCTGCAACAAAATCACCCGCAGCAATTGGCGAGCCGTCAAAAGAACGTATCTGCTTGATGGGGAAAGCACTGATGGCTATCGTAGATGGCCCGGACGCAGCATTTGCTACTCGCACCACTACTGACATTCCATCTGACAGGCTGTTAATATTAGGGCCGAGAGAAGTGATAACTAGGGCGCTAGGCATTCCAATATCAGTAACAAAATTAATGCTACCATTATTGAGACTAGCCTCGCTTGGTAGTACCATAAATGCCGCAGCAATTGAGTCAGTCAATGCGTTGATATCAATGCTGCGGGCCTTGGTCAAAGGGCCAAGCGGATTTGGTGGATTAAAAGAACTCAAGGCTTCACCTCTATTATCGTTGCAGCCTGCGCGGCGTGTAGTGGAAAATCACGCCTTGCAGTACGTGACCCAAATCATACTTTGTTTTGCTGTAGAACAGCATGGAAACATTGATTCCAGTTCCCTGAAGGTCGAATTCTGGCGATGCCACCGTGCGAGCGTCCCAAAAGAACAGATTCCATGTTGCTTGATCCCAATAGCCGCCTGCGCCTTGAATGATCGCATCCAGCGCCCTGTGCGATGCGATATCCACATCACCGTAGTTGAATTCAGGGACAAACTGAATGGCAACATATCCGCTTGCCGCCATTTCCATTACAGCCTTGCGATAGCGCTTACGGATGCGTGGCGATTTGGTATTGTTGAACGGCATACGTAAATACGATTCAATTTCCAGCCCGTCAAAGCTTGATCCTTTGTCAAGCTGGTACACGAATCCATTATCGTCACCGAAGAACAGCACGTCCTTTCCTGTCGAATCCTCGCCCGAGAACGTACAGCGCACATTATGCGGATATTGCAGCGTGGTAATTGCAGTCTGAACGCCGCCATTCATTGGGATCAGGCATAGCATGATGCCGCTGCCGTCATTCCCGTAGATTCGGTACTGCTTGCGGCTTTTGTAGACCAACGAGGCGTTCGCCTTTGCTTGAATAGCTTCAATGACTGGCCGCGCCATATCACTTATATATCCACCCAAGTAGTTACCATATGCGTTGGTTCGGTTCAGTTGCGCAACACCTGCATCATCAAGGAATAGCACCGCGTCTTGCGACCCTTGCGGCGTGAAGCCTTGCAGCGTATAAGGAATGCCGCCGATATTATCGGATACTGAATCGAGCTTGAAATCTGAAACGCTTGAACCGGTCAGCAGGCTGGTTTTATTGCGCGAGGTAATCAGAACAGAACCGCCTGGCGATGACGCAAGATTAGTAATCGTGTCGCCGATTCCCAATTCAGCCGCACCAGTTGAGGCGGTCCAAATATGAGGCGTGGTGATACCCGAATTTTGCAACGATCCATTAAACGATAGGAACAGCATTTTATTAGCCGCCAGTACATGCGTTGGCGTATCAACAGTCATGCCTGTAGTAATGCGCGAAAAGATCGTTCCATCGAACTCAAACGCTTTATTAACACCGTCAGCGCCATATGTGCGCAAGTTCGTCAGGCTAGCTGAGAAGTTGTAATTCACTGTCTCAAGACGGCCATTAGGTAACATGGTAATCGCAGCACTGTTACCCGCAATCGTCGCTATGTTCAGGTTCGCGCCAACGTTTAGATTTTCAGCTACGAACGTACCAGTTTGCACCAGGAAATTGATGACGCCGGCCGCCGAACCACCTGGGAAATTACCTGTTTGCAGTGACACGCGAGTAACAACCGCAGTTGCGCCAGAAGTGACGCCCGTAATCGTGTCACCCTGCTTTACCTCATACGTACCGCCAGACGTGAATGCAAGCTCGCGCCCGAGGTTGACAATCGTCCAGCCCGTAGGCTGTGCGCTGTACATTACTGCGGCTGTGGCTCCAACGTTGTTGCGGATGGCGTAGACAGTGCCATTCAGGATAAACCCGCCGATAACAGGGCCGGAGCCAGGAACAGCAGAAATGTTTGCTCGGTAGACATCGGCAGCAGCAGAGAGGGCAATAGCATCATTCTCGCCATCTTGATAGCCGCGAGCAATATCACCAGTAATCAGAGTCCCAACTGGAGAGCCTGAAATGTTAATAGTTTCGCCTCCAGCAAATGACCCAGTAAGTTTAGTAACAGCCAACACGCCGTTACTAACGAGGCAAACAACGGCTGTAGCAAAGGAGATTGCACCAGTTATCGTATCGCCTACAGCAATCGTTCCAGATGGCGTATATTCCAGATACGAATAGACAGCGGCCGATGGCGAAGCTTTACCGCTGTAGCGCTCATAGCCATCAATGCGACGATACCCACCGAAAATGTCCGGTTCGTAATTCATCGCGTCGAGGCAGCTACCACCACTTAGCGATAGCACAGGCGTGACCAAATCCAGACCGCCGCCGAACTTGACGTAATCCTGTTGAATCTGAACGTTCGGCAATTGTGGGATCATACGATGGAGCCGCCTACGGTAATTTGTGGAAGTTGGTCGCGGCGCAGCTTACTTAGCGTATCGCCGTATTCACTCTTTGCCAGCGTGTAGACTTCGCCGGCGCTTTCAAATCCTCCATAGAATGTCAGAGCGCGCCACATCAGCACATCATGGAACTGCTGCGGGAAAATAGGCGAGGTGTCATTACCGTCCATTACCTGCGCACGCTTGTAATACTCACCGACAATGGTGTACGCGACATCAGGAAGGGGCCACAGAACGACAGCGCTATCGGTCGGGCGGATCGTCCACGCGAGCGGCCGGCCGGTTGCATCACGGTTCCCGCTGCGGATATAGATATCGCGGAAATCCTGCCACGGGTAATAGCGGAGCCAGACTTCATCATCCCAGCCGCGTGCGTTCTCAAAAATGCGGAATGAGTCCGTTTTCCAAGTTTGATGCTCAGGCAGACTTACCGCTTCCGGCGTGTATTCCTGATTGCCAACGATGGTGGGGAACGTGAAGTCGCTCAGCAGAAAGTCCCAATTACGGTGGAGGTTTTGCACGTCACGGTAAGCGCGTGCGACCCAATCGACAACGCGCTTCATTTCCCCTGTCTGATTGAGGACCGATGTAGGGCCAGTGCCCGATATGCCGGCCTCTTGCCGAACAGCTTGGCACAGTTGGAGAAATGTGGTCATGTGTTACGCCTCGGACAGGATACGACGCAGCCATGCCGCACCGTTCGGGTTTTTATCCTCGATCACTTGGAAGCCATGGATCAGCGCTGGGGTGCGAACGATCTTGGTAGTACGGGCGCCGGTCGCGTCGGTGAACTCAGGCGTCGAGATTTTCTCACGCTTGGCGCGGGCCAGCACTTCAACAAATTTGCGCTTCACATACTGCGGTTCGCCGCGCTGGATGAATTGGCGCACGCCAGTGTTACCAACGTCGATGAACTGCTCTTCCGTTTCAGGGTTGGAGCCGAACGGAATGATGATCTGAACGATTTCTTCCATGAACATCAGTTCTTGAAAGTGCGCGCTACCGACTGGAGTATCAACAGTGGCGAAATCGCTTTTGAACTCATCACGGTCAAGATCGCCAGTCGATGGGATGATATGCGTTTGCACTTGGCCGATTTTCTCGCTATCGGTATCAATGGAATTACGGCTAGAAATACGGGACATGTTTTGTTTCTCCTATGTTTTTGATGCGGGGAATTAATCCCCGCTTGCTACATTTTACGCTACCGTATCGCTAAATGGGGTAGCTGCCGTGCCGCTAAATGTCAGTACAGCGCGAACCGCCCAAACATTTGCTTTCAGGTCGGTAAATTCGACAAAGTCGCCTACCGAAACGCCGCCAGTAGTGGTGCCGTTGAGCGTAACGGTATCGCTAGTCGAAGCCGCCGCGAACGAGGTTGGCGTTGCACCAGCCATAACGACAGAGCCTTTCATCACGTCAGCACCAGCCGACGATTTGACGATATAGCCCGAAGTATTCACGGTGCCAACCAACAGCATGAATTTGCGGCCGCTACCGGTAGCGCGTGGCAGCGTGAAAGTCAGCGCCGCGCCTGATTTATCCATCAGCAGGCTTTTACCGCTATGTTTGCGAGCGTTCAGAATTTGCGAGATAACCAGCGCAACAGGCTTTTGCACATGGAAACAAGCGTCTTCACCCAAGCGCAGATCGTAATCTACGGTGAGTTCTTTGATACGGTGAAAGAGGAGAGCCATGATGATTCCTTTTATCTGATATTTATAGAATCGGGAGAACCAGTAGGCTCCCCCTTTGTATTACGACAGCAGCGGTGCCGGTGGCAGTTGGAACACGTCTTGATACGTAGCCGTTACGCCAGAGGCGGAAAGGTCGGTAGTACCGGAGGTGAACGTGGTAGCCGCAGCAGTAACCACTTTGAAGTAGCCCAGTGGGCAGACCAGCGGCGAGCGGCCAGTAGGGAATTGCAGCACCTTGGCGCCCGATACCAGATCAGCGGTCAGTTGCTCAATGCCCTTGACGATGGACACGGTGCCAGCAGCGTTAGCACCAACCACGTACAGGCAAGTGGTAAGTTCTGGCTGGGTAGCCGCAGCGGTCATAGCGATGTTGTCAGTGACCGCCTTGGTGTACATCAGGCCGTTGATGGCGTAGTTGGTAGCCGCAACGGTCTTGATGGTGTTGGCGTTGGTGCCTTCAGCAAGGCCCGGTTTGCCCAAGTTGACGGTGCCGCCAAACTCTGGAACGGTTGCACGATTGTTGCTCATGATTTGTTTCCTTTACGTGTGTTTGATTAGGGGGCATATTTCAGCCCCCATTCATTGATTATTGCAGATCGGATACAGCGGCTTCACCAACTGCGATCCAGCCAGGGTTCAGCACGCCCGACGTGTGCCAGAACTTCGCACCGATGTAGCCGCGCTGGCCCAGTGGGTCAGCAGCCGATTTCTCGCTGGTCGGGATGTAGGTTGGGTCGATTGCGTTCATGCCGCGCAGAGTGACTTGGCCGTAAGCCTGTTTCGCCACCACGATGACCGGGAACACGTCCGCAGAGGTGCCGGTACTCGATGCGAGGCCAAGACCAGCAACAGCGGCGCCGGCATCAGCGTACGGGTCCAGATCGGCCGATACGATAAAGCGCACGTTCTGCCACGAACCGAGTTCGTTTTCGTTGATGACCGAGCGCTGACCGTAGATCGCGGTTTCTTTGAAGCCTGGCAGCGCGCGGATATCTTGCGTGCAATCGGTGTGACAGAAAGCGATGTACGATGCCTCGACTTGCGCCGAACCGTAATCACCCGAACCGCCGAGTGCAGGACGCAGTTTTTTCGCGTGGTTTTTATCCAGCGAGCGAACCATTTGCTGCATGAACTTCTCGGTGATCTTGCCGGCCACGGTAGTGCGCGAGGTGCCGCCCGAATAAAACTTGTTCGTAGCTGCCTTCATGCCACCGTACAGAGCCTTTTCACGCACCAGACCCATGCGCTCGCCGACTTGCTCTTTCATCGCTTCAGGAATGTCATCCTCGTAGATGTCATTCTCTTTGTCAGTCAGAGCGTACAGGCATGCGTACTGATTCAGCACGAAAGTGACATCACGCGGAACGATGGTATCGGCGTTAGGCGTCACACCTTCGGTAACGATGTGCTGCGCAGCCGAGACGTTGAACACGTTCGGTTGAGCGACAGTACCGCCGTAGGGAACCCACGAACGGAAAATGATCGTTTCCGATTTGTTCTTCGGCATTTTCTTGTCATCGCAAGCGATCGCAAGCACTTCGGTGTTCATTGCGTGGCCGATAATCTCACCGGCCATCTTGTTAATCCGGCCAACCGGATCGTTGTAGGTTTGGATACCCATGATTCATTTCCTTTAAGAGAATTTACCTGCGGTTGCCCCGCGCTTTTTTCAAACCCGCCTCAAATGCATCTTCAGCGGTTAATACTTTTTTGCCTTGATCCGCAGCCGTACCGCTAGGGACGATTGCGTTATCAAGCCGTTTGTCGCGTTGCTTGGCTGCTTTACCAGCATCCGCAGCAACAGCCGGACCTTGGGCTGTTCTGTCGCGCCAAGTTTTGAAAGCAGTTAATGCCGATGACACGAAATCCACTTCACGGCTGGTTTTGATTGCATCCTGTACGTGGACAGGTTGCAGGCCAAACCAAACCTTGTAGTCGTTAGAAGCGATGATTTCTTTTCGGTCGCCGTGCAGCGTGTCGAGGCGCTGAACGTCAGAACGGAATTTGAAATCAGCTAGCTTGGCCTCTACGATCTTGTTGACTTCTTCCGGGTCCAACTTGGCTGCGGCTGTGCCTGCATCAGGCATCAACACCTCGCTCAGGTCTTCAGCTAGTCTTTCGGCCAGCTCCGGGAAATCAGCGGTCAATCGTTTAAGCTGTTCTTTGACGACTTTGAGCGGTTTTCCAGCAGATGCGGGCTTGTCCTGCATTGCCTTTACGGCTTGCTTCAGACTACCAATCGTGCCAGCGGTTGTATCGCTCAGTTTCGTCATTTTGGCGTTGAGTTCATCGAATTGAGCGGCTTTAACTGCAATCGCCTTCCATTCCGATTCTTTCAACCCAGCGAACTCGCGTTCTTCTTTTACAGGTTCCTCTTTGGACTTGTCGGCTTTACTAGCCTTTACATCCTTAGCGGCATCGGCTGGCTTTGCTTTGGATTCATCTGCTGGAGCATCCGGTTCCGCCTTTTGAGCATTCCCTTTATCATCCTGCTTATCGTCCTCGCCGCCATCCTGTGCATCGTCGTCTTTCTTCTCAGGCTCGGTAGCTGCGGGCGCTCGATCACCCACAATTTTCCGCATACCTGCATTGAAAGCGTCCTCTGCGTCCTGCTCAGAAACTCCTACGTTATCTACCTCTGTGTTATCTCTTGCCACGTTTTAACTCCCATCAGATGCCTATTTCTAGGCCCTACGACAAACAGCCGCAAGCAGTTGTTTGTCACTATTGACCAGTCACTAATGGCCGGCCGGTACTATTCGTCGCCTGCTGCGCCAAGCTCCATTTCTTTCAGGAGCAAGCGCAAGGCTTTAATCTGTCCTCGCACTACCATGGTATCTTCATGGCTACGGCTGGTTTTCTCCAACTCAGTGCGGTGCCTCTCAATCTGTGAATCAACGTGCCGCTTTACATGGTTCCAGGCGGCGCTGTTAAGGTCGTGGTGCGATAATTTAGCCATTGTCAAAGTTGGTAAGCCTGGCCATCTGGAGCTTGCCCAGCAGGCTCAAACTCAGGCTGCGCAATCTCTGGAGCGGCCCCTTCACCTTGATTCAGGCCGGCATAGAAAACTTCCTTCTGCGCGCTAATATCCATCACGTTTTTAGCCAATTCCGTTTTTACGTCTGCGAGTTGCATGTTCTTTTTCTCTGCATACTCCATCAGGCGCATTTGGTAATCCATCTGTTTCAATTCCAATTGAAGCGCCCGGTCTTTTTCTGCTTCAGTCGTTTTATAGGTGCGGTCAGCTTCCATTGCGGCCTGCTCGGCTTTAAACTTCTCTGCATCGGCCTCGTTCTGCGCCTTGACCTTAGCCAGTTCCATTTCACCGCGTGCTTTGGCAACAGTCACTTGCGGGTCTTCAGGAGGATTCTGCTTAGCGGCCTCCTCCATTTTCTTCGCTTCGTCTTCAGTGTATTGGAAGCGTTTAGGGTCGAGTTTCTGCGCCTTGAACGCTTCTTCAATCCACTTCTTTGGATTGATGCCGAACGCTGGGTTTTGCACCAACGGAGCCATCTGGATAATCGCTTGATTCTGTGCGTCACGCTCATACAGCGCCGTCGAGCCATGCGCAATGATGCGGAAATCGCCCTTTACAGCCTCGTCCTCGCCGTACAGCAGCAACCACTCGTAATAGCGGTTAATGTGCGGGACAGTGATCTTGTCATCAAAAATCTTAGCAATGCGGCGCAGCACGGAGCTAGCATTGTTTTGCAGCATCGCCATGCCGCCTACAGTCTCAGTAGCCGCGCCCTGCTGGCCCTGCATAATCAGCGGCATGGACGTGATTTTCTCGGCCCATTCCTCGACCTTAGCGATGATGTTCATCAGCTCGGCCTGATTGCTCGGGACGATGATCGAATGAATGGCATCCGCGACTTTCGCCACGTCCTCATCCTCTTTGACCGTGAACACCTTGCGCGGCGTCAGTTCCCAAGTGCCATCAGCAGGCTCTAGAACGCCCTCCCGGATGACCAGAATAGGACCAGCACTCAGACCGGCGTTGTCGAACATATTGCGCGTGGCAGCGTTCAGCATGCGCTGTGCGGTGCGAACCTGGCGAGCTACGCCCTTGCCATACCATTTGCCCGGCCGGCGCTGCCATACCATCGCGTCATACGGAAACTCGCCCGAATCAAGCACGTTCAGCGCAGCCTTGATAACGTGGTCATTGACCATCGTAACCACTACTGGATACGAAACGCCCTCGTCAACCTCCATACCTGCCGCAGCTAAATCCTCATGCTCAGCAATGCCGGTGTAGTACCAAATCTCGAACTTGTCCGTGTCGGCCTTCTCGCAATCGCGATCTTTCAAATACTTCTCTGCCGGGCCTTCTTTAAGAATCGTGTCAATCTGCGAGTTGATATAGCGAGGGTTGCCATCTGCATCAAGCTCACCCTTCATATCCCGCAACTGTTTAGCGGTGATGCGATCACGCTCCCAAACATATGCGCCATTCTGGATATCCTCGCCGCATGCTGGGTCAGGGTAAAAATCCCAATAGCTGATGCGCTTAGAAGTCGGCTGCGTCTTCTCTGAGATAACGATAGTCGTTTTAGACGAACCATCCTCTAGAATCTCACGGTTCATGCGCTTACCTTTAACTCGGCAAGGCATCGGGCCTTTGAGAATAGCGACGCCGACTTTACCAGCGTCTTCTAGAATCTTTCGGCCTTCCGAATGCCAACCAGCCTCAGACAGCCAGTCCCATATTTGTTTTTGCGCGCCCTCAGCAGCCGTTGCGGCTTGCGCGAGCATTGCGGTTGCAACCTCGGAGGCGGGCATAGTGGTGCCATCTGCCGCTGTAATCATGGTCTGCGAGTCGTTCTTCGCTTCGATCATGTCAGGCATTGGCGTAGGCGAGATACCGAACGGAAGATCGTCATTCGGCAATAACATTTCGGTGCAGCGAGCGACAGCCATATCAACATACGGCTGCGTCACATTAACGAATACGGTACAGCGATTGCTCGGAATCTCTGCAATAGTCGTAGCGCGCCCATTGAGCGTTTCCGATTTGCGCATGACCTCGCCGCGATTTAGATCATCAACGCCGTCATAGTATTCTTCATCCTCGGACCACTCCGTCTCACAGTCCGAAGTTTTGCGCCCCTCGACAGCCGCTTTGCGTTTTGCAGTCAATGACTCGGCAAACGATTCAAGGCGCTCAATGCGCCGCTCCTCATCCCCGATTCCATATTGCGGCTTGCCGAATTCCATTTCGCCGTACCCTATTTAATTCTCCGTGTCCACATTATATCTCTATTGGCGTGCATAGTAACAACAAAAGTTACGTTAGAAAAGAAAAAGCGCTAAGGATTGCTCCAAAGCGCTTTAGTTACTAATTTGCTAAATATAACCTAACAGGTTTTGATGATGAGTAGCATAGGTTACGGCCATGCAGTCGGTAAGACCAAATCATTCAACTTCTCACCAACCTGACTCCGGTGTACCGAATCGAACTTGTAGCCATCGGCGCAAATGATAACTACCGGGTCGGTCACCGCTGTGACGATGGTTCGCGTGCCGAAGGCGGTTCCGCTGATAAACCGGAAGTTCACCCGCGTGTCACTAACGTACGCCATCCACACGTTCAGGTCAGCGCCCGCAGTCCCTGCGCCTTTGATAACGATTTTTTGATTCTCATGCGTGGCGAGGTTAAACGTGCCCGGTGGCATGTCGATATATCCTTGACCTGCTGGTAACGTACCTGTGTATGTAGTCACCACCGTGTTAGGCGATACCTTGCTAACGCCCAAAGCCGAACCTATGGTGTTCTCCAGCAACGCAGCATCGTCAGCAAGGAAGTCAAGCAACGCGGGAACAGCAGCGCGAAGTTGGATATTGATACTGTTTTGATTCGCCCATCCTGCGATTGCGGTTTGGTTTCCAACGGTAGAGTAATAATCCGTGCTGGTGGCCTTCGGGTCGTAGGTAACATGACCGTACTTGCAGCCTGGGAACTTTGCTTTCATCTGCGGGATGTACTGCGTGGACAAATTCGTCCATGTCAGCGACCCGTCGTTGTCGCCATACCCATCATGCACGTGCGTAGTTCCAGCGGCGATCAGCGGGCGCACGTTGAAGTTGTTACTCACCAGAGCCAAGGCGTACGAGTCGCCAGAAACCGCCACGTTGATCGTGCCATAGCCCTTGTAGCGACGCTCGGCCAAGCCAACCAGCCCATCTATTGGATTGGTTGGCAACACCAAAGCCGAACCGCGTTCCTGGCTATCGCCAATAATGGCGATTGTTGGCTTGGTCGTCCGCGAACGAACGGCGCAAGGACTCAAACCGAAGCCGGAAATCGAATCCCCAACGTTAGTGATCCGCACGCCTGTCATACCCGTGTCGGTCACCGCGCCAGGAGTGAGCGAAAACGATACGCTCTCGCCGGTGGAATCCCGCCAAGCGGTGGTGCGGTTCGCGTAATCCGTGCTGTGGACTGCATCCGTGCCCGTAAAGACGGCGTAAGTGCCGATCCACATGCGCGTTCCTGCTACCACGTCATAAGGCAAAGTGCCTTCAAACGTGATGCGGGATTTCTCCGCAGCTAGCTGGCCCACTGCATTGCCGTTGCAAAGGAACTGCACGGATGCGCCAGTCGTATTTGGAGAGTTGCGAATATAAGACTTGATGTCGGCCGATGCGTCCCGGCCAACGCCCAATGTCTCATTCGGTCCTACGCAGTTGGTGTAATCGAAGTAAATCGTCTCCCCTGCCGGGATAGTTTCAACGAAATCCCGGAACGACCAGAACATCATTTCTTTTATCGTTGTGGTCGCCGTGTTGTAATTAGGCTGTCGATTGCGCGAAGTAACTGGTCCGATGTACGGCGTCACGCTCACAATTGCCGACGGTGCCGACTGCTGCCCGTAGCCCTCTGGTATGTTTGCCGCGTCCACACGCGAGTAGGCTTGGTATTCTCCGGTCAATCCCGAGTGCGTCAACGTACCAGTGCCAGACACAACATCCATCACAGCGCCGTCAGATACGCGGTACAGCGTGCTGCGGTAGCTGGTGATAGTCGAGCCGCCGTCGAGCGATGGAGCGGTGTACGTGACCGATACAGTGCCACCGCCGCCAGTTGCAGTAACGCCAGTCGGGGCGCCAGGAGCTGCGAACGGTTGCAACGCAGAGATTGCGTTAGATGCGCCAGACAGAGCGCTGAATCCGTTGGCCGTGCGCGCTTGCACCTTAAAATAGCTCGACACGCCGGCCGGGATCGCTGCGAGCGCTGGCGAACTGTTCGCGGTGAATTGCGCATAGCGGACGTTGGTTGCCGAGTCGTAGGCCGATAGCAGATAGTCCTGCACCGTGTAGCCGCCGTTAGACGCGCCAGCCGTGAATGCCACGCTAGCGGACTCTCGGCCGGCTGTAGCGGTGCCGATCACTGGCGCATCTGCTACGCCTACTGCAACCGCAATGAACTCGCGCGCGGTGATTGCTGGCGTGCCGCTGGCCGCAATGATATTGATTGCAGTCGATGGCGTGAATGCGCCGGACTCGTACTTGCCGCCAGCCGCTGCGATCTTGATGTTGCCGCCACCCGCAGCAGCAACAGCAGTCGCGCCGAAGTTGATCCACACATCAATCGCCGTATCGTTGACGATGAACACGCCGCGCCGCGCTGAATTCGCCGCCATGAGCAGCGATGACGTGGTGCTAGTCGTTTTGGAGCGGTCAACGCCGTCCGATGTACTCGTTGCGCCCGTTGCTGGCGCGCCTGTGCCTGGATCAACCATCGTCACGAAAGCCGCACCATTCTGCGACCTCTGCGCTACAGGCTCCCCGCGATTGTTAATGTCGCGCTGATAAACCACGTTGTTACCGCTCATGCTCTACTCCGATCTACTCTATGCGTCTCTCAACGCTGGTTTTACTGCGAAACTTGTCCGTTGGCTTCACCGCGCCATGCGCCTACACTGTCAATCAACTGCTTAGCCACTTCCTCATACTGCCCCGGCGCCACGCCTTTGCGCTTCTCAGCGTCAAGCGTCTTACCCTCCAGCAGAATCGGCAAATCAACGCCCGAGCGCACATACGCGCGCATCAGCACGATATAAGCCGCCTCAAGCTGGCGGAATTTCTCATAGACGTGAATCTTGCCCTCCGGGTCCGACTGGTCAGCGAAATAGATCATTGGATCGGTGGCCGTTTGATTCTCTTGCATTTTGTTTCTCCTATAATTTATAGTTTGTCACATGCCCATGCCGTACGTTGTCGGCTTATACACTGGAATCTTTACTCTAGTACCCGAGCTTTTCATGGCCCTGCGCGACCCCTCGCACCCGTATCTAATCGCGTCAATTACGTGATTATCTTTGTCCGCTAGTATAGACGTAACAGTACCGGTTAGCGGATCGGTCTTAAAACTATAAAGCGTCAACTCGGCGATAGTATGCACGCATCGCGGATGAACAATGATGTCGAAGCTTTTTAGAAACTCAACGCCTTCCTCTACTGAATTAGCGCCCTTAATCGCACCTGTAATCAGCGGGTATCCGTGTTTCTTCATGTAGCTAATCGTTTCAGGCCGCGAGCTATCCGCAGTAATCGGCCATTTGCGCGCATTAGGAACTTGGTCAAACAGGTCAGGCAGCATATCAATCTCGCATCCAACCATATATGCCTCATTCTCGACATAGAGCCGCTTTCCGTCGATATAGCAGTCAACCAATACCGAAGGGTCAACAGCAAAGCCCCAGTCAGCACCAAGGCGTTTAATCGTTCCCGGAGGCGATGTGAATTCTTCTACCTGCCAATTCTTGAATACGCGGGCCTCGCTGTTTTGCTGGTACTTGCCAAGCCAAATATGCGCGTACTTGTCTGCATCGCGCTTTTTGTCATACTCCATTTCCGCCTTCAGCACATCAGGGAACCATGGGTTATCCATGTAGTTCGCCTCAATGACGATTGAATCTGGCGGCGGATTCTCGCAGCGCAGCAGCATATCAACAGGATCAGTTGCCTTGTCAGGGTTCCAGCTAAACCAAATCTCCGATCCTGGCTTACGGATCGTAGGGCGGAGCAGATCAAGCGAGCGCTGGCTTAAACTCTGCGCCTCCTCGCACCATGCTATATCGTAGCCCTCTAGCGACTTAATCGAATCAGCCGTGTGATTCTGCATACCGGTGAAAATGATCCGCCCACCGTGCGGCGCTTTAATCACAGACTCCTGAACCTCGAACATGTGCCCAACGCCCATGGCCTCAATTTTCCCCTCAAGCAGCTTTTTAACGGACTGGTTCAGTGACTTCTGAATCTCTCGCACGCAAACCACATCCGTTTTCTCAAGCATGCATTGCTCAATCACCAGCTCCGCGAAGAAGTGACTTTTCCCACTTCCCCGCCCTCCATGCACGCCCTTGTAACGCGAATACTCAAGGAGCGGAAGGAATACGCGAGGCGTCTGTAATTGCAATGTTGTCATTTCGTTGGGTCTACGATGCGCCGCTCGATAGTCGTGATTTGAACAGGCCCGCCATCCTGCCCCGTAAGCTCAACGCTCGATAGCTTGGAGTGGACATAAGGCGCAGCAGCTTGAGCCGCAGCAAGGCGCTGGCGCGGCTCCTCTAGCTCATCCCTCATCACAGTGAGCATGTAAGCGAGCGGCGTCATGCCGGAACTCTCTACCGCTCGCTGCAACTCTTGCGTTTTCTTGTTAGGCGCGCCGGGCTTTCTGCCTGCACCAGGACGAGCGCCACCTTTTGAATTAACGCTTGACTTATTGATTTTTTTTGATTCTTTTTCTACTACCATATAAACCTCCTAAACACTACATCTAGTGATGTTGCTGTATTCCATCGGTGTTTTCCCGTGTTTTCTGGCACTTTACGCTGTTTTCGGACTCCAGACCACTAGATGTAGTATCTGTACCGTCTCTAACCATCTATCTCTGTAACCTGTCCTAGCTGCGGGAAGCGATCCCCATACCCTGCTAGTGGTGCGTTGCAAGCGTCACAGAGCATCTGTGCGCCTTCTTTTACTGGTGAGCCGTCCATATGCAGGAATATAGCAGCGGTGAGCGTGGCGCCCGCTTCTGGCCTCTCCTTGAGCCTTAGTGCTGGCTTGCCGCATTGTGCGTGCATGTAGACGAGCATGGCTACTCCAGTGTGCGAACGATGATGATGCGCTCTAGGCACTCGCCATTGATAGCGATGCAACCTATCTCGCCTAGTTCAGGATTGAGCCTGGCGTAGAGCGATGCGCTTTTGTAGCCTTCACGCTTGCGGTGCTCGGCTGCTTGATCGGCGGTGATGAGCGTGCGGATTGGCTCGCTCATGCTAGTTCCTTACGTACCGTGCAGGTTCAACGGTGAAGTGCTTCATATCAAATCCTGCTGCCTCTGCCGTTGCGTAGTCGAAGCGGCTTAGAGGCTTTGCATTGCTGCATGGCCGTACCTTGACGTGCAGGAACAGTAGTTCAGCGAGCAGGCTGTTGTTCATCGCTTTATGTCCTCGTATTGAATGGCAATCGTGCCATACATGCCGAATGGGTCAGACATTGTAGGGTTGCCAGGTAGCAGATTCTCGCTGCTATGTACCTTCACCGGCATATTCGCCTCAACCAAGCGCGCGACAGTTTCTTTCAATTCGCTCATGCTCAATCCGGTAGGCGCTTTAGCTGGGATGCCGCTCTCTTGCGCGCCGTTGAGAATGTATTGGGCGAGCGCCTCAGCGCCTTTGATAATCGCGGCGGTATCGCCACATACGCCTGCCTCTGTGCGCGCCATCGCCATTACGCACCGTTCGCGCAGTTCAGCCATTGGTTGCGAGGCTGGAACCTTAGTCATTGCGTCAGCGAGCTGCTGCTTTACCTCTTGCGTGATACGAAGGCCAATTGCGGCCATGGATGGGGATTCACTCATGACTTCGCCCTCTCTTTTAGCTGCTCCAACTTACGCTCATGCCACGCAATTTGACTAGCTACATGCGTATCAGGCACATTGCTAGGAAGCATCATATGCCCGCATGTCACCCAGTACGGATGAACGTTTTTTACGTGCTGGAAAGTAATGTCAACTCCAATGAAATTGGCATAGTCAATGCTTGTTTCAATGCCGCATGGCGATGTCAGCAAAACACTATGCGGATCAAGGCGGATTGCTACCACATCATGCGGCACGGCGGACGATTCTGTAATCACCCACACACGGGCAATTTTTTGTTTTACTACCATCACATGAAACCTCTCATACCGGGCGTCAAAGGGCTATCCTCATACATTTCTGGCTCTGCTACTTGGCCCGCGATAGATTTAAAACGGACGCCAATGACGCCGTTATTTCCATACGGGTCTTGCAGGCTTTTTACACCCGCCGAGCGATGAATCAATTCAATTGACTGGCTATCAGTGAATTGTCGATATGCAAGGTCAATGACCTTCTTTATGGCATCTTCCATGCTTGCCATATCCGTATAATTCCATATGCCGCTGTATTGCCTAGATTCACTCATCACATACCGCCCTTCATCCCGCCGCGCATTGGTGGCGCACCCTTACCCATATTTGGCTTTGGGTTCGGCCCGAGAACACGCGACACGCCCGCGTCAAACTGCGACTGTCGGCTAGCTTCATCGCCTTCGGTCAACATCGAGCGCGCCGTCTGGAACGCCTCAGCCATGCTTGCAACGGGCTGCATGTAGCTCTCGCTACCCTCGTCCATTTCCGCGCCTTCCATGCCCATGTCCTCGCCAGGCTGCTCGGCACCCATACCCATATCGCCGCCTTCTGGTTTCATGCCAACGAAAAACTGGCCGCGCTCATCCATGCCGATACATACTGTTTTCATTTGTGAATCTCCTGTCGTTTATTTTGCGGGTGCTTCTTTTGAATCGGGACTCATCGCGCGCAGATTGCGAAGCTCTTGCCGTAGGATAGCAAATTTTACCAGGTGGCAGCAGCCTAAAATAGCCGTGGCGATGATACCGCCTACCATGGATGCATTGACTAGAAATCCATGGACAATGTCCTGAGAAGCGGCAGCGCCGAGCGCCGTTGTAGCTGTCGAGACGGCCACCGCTATCTTAGGACTCTGGACCACTTGGCTTACCGCCTCGCGTAAGGTTTCGTTTGCGCTCATCGATGCGACCTTGAATAATAAAGTTGATTGACGCCACGCATAGGATTGCAAACCACAGCGTCGCAAGAATTGCTAGGATCATGGTTGGCAACCCAAAGGAGTTTATAAAGTAGCGCACAGCCTATCCCTAATATCGAGTAATCGTAGAACCAAGGCGCGGCGTATTGCATATATGCAAAGTAGCCAAGCGCATTAGCGATGATCGATGCTAGGTTTAGGCATTGAATGTGGAAGCTGAGTTCTCCGCTCAGAAGTTCGGATGCTACGTAGATCAGGTACATATCGGCAAGCGCGGCTGTACCGTGGAACATCAGCATCCCCTCTGGCGTGTTTGGAACGCCGCTAAAGAGATATTGATGTGCCACCTGAAGGATGGACAAGGCGAACAGAAATAGCATCCTGTTACGCCGTGTATTCAGCATCATAGCCAGTTACTTATTCTTTGGCTTGGTCGTGTCTTTGGTTGGCTTGGTTGGAGGGCGTTGCTTTCCGCCGCCTCCGATACTCATTGGCGCCGGGCGAATGTCTTTTTTCATGCTATTTACTCCCAAAGGTTTAAAGTTGATGCTGCGCACATTTTATCCCATTACAGGAACTTTTGATACTTTGATGCGCTACTTCATCATTTCTTCAAGAGCTTCGTCAAGTATTTCAACATGATATGAGCCAACGCGGCCATGACGACAATCTAAAGCATGTAATATTTTACAATGTTTATAAAAATAAACGCGCATTAGCACTATACATTAATTGTTCAATTATACAACAATACTACATTTTATGTATTTACAGGAACATTCCATTTAATTCATTTTCAATATACCCGGCAATATCGGCAAGGCCTTCTATATACCCAGAATCTATGCATTCAGTTATGGCTGAAATATAATCGTAACATTTTTCATGGCTATTGCTAGTTAGATACAATGACCCAAACATTTGAAATTCGCTCATTCCTTGCAAACGTTCCACTTTTTTATAATGCGAACCCGTAATTTTTATCGATTCTAATTTTTCTTGCAGAATCGACATTATCAATTCAGGCTTTGCAATTGAAAAATCTTTATTGCAAGATACAGGAACTCCCATAAGCTTATATTCAATACTGTCAGATGGCCTTAGACAGCCATGCATTCCGATTTTAGCTATATCTGACAAATCCATTATTTTGTCAACAACCATTTTTCTATCGTATTTATTCGGAGCAAAAAACCACTCTTTCCCAATATGGTTTGCTTGACTGAAATTAGATCTGCAAAAACTAATTAATTCTTTTTCAGCGCCACTATAAAATGAAAAAACATCTTTGTTGGTGCTATAAAGTACTGAGGCACCAAGTAAAGACACTATTTTTTTATGAAATGACAGCCTTGACTTGACATTGTTTTTGCTTTTCCCAACCTTAACAAGGCCATTATCGAAAAATATAGCATAAATGTAACCCATGTTCTTTCCTATTCTTTTTAAGAAAAAGGGATTCAGACAGACGCTCCTTATTTCTAAGGTTGGAGGAACTGGTATCTAACTACCAGCCAGCGTCTGTGTGAATCCCTGCTAGATTTTTACACGCCCTCCAAGGCGCATTGCCATTCTATATCAATTTGCGTGTGACATGAAAACAAAAAGCCCACCGGTTAGGGCGGGCTAATCTGCCCCTTGCGAGGACTTTAAGCCCGATGCTTTCGCAGAGCGGGAACTCTTTTGCGCCCCTAGCCTATCTGGATAGTGGGCGCTGTTTGAAGTGGTGCGCCTGCACTGATCCCAGGCTTATCGGTTACGACTTTTACTCGCCAGTTGAAAGACACCCGAAGTACGATTTGCGTATCAGCCTACGCTTTGCACCACACATAGCCATAATCAAAGCTCTGAACTTCGCCGTAACCATAGGGTCAGAGTCCCACGTTCTGGATTATGGCTATGTGTGGCGACTCGTTTCGGGAGTCAAGCGGCATATCGCGCTAATATGCACCTACTAGAGGATGAGGAGGCACTATTGCATCCCATTACCTCGAACCTAGTGTGGCGGCAATACTTTATCAGGAATCCCGCTCGCCCGTTACTTCCCTAAGTTTTCACGGATTTCGCTTCGTACGCCAAAAGCACGTTGTATGCGTACACCCTTGTGCTGCCCTGCTCCAGGCATGGTATTGCTACACTTCCTCGCCACAAGAAAAGACTTTGGTTGCTCTATATCGGGGATGACTACATAGCCAGAGCATTAGGCTACCCTCCCGAATTTTTCCAAAGTCTTTACTTGTAGCGTCTCTTGCAAGACTTTGTACTACTAGCGGCTTCCACGCTCTGCGCTCTTATACTTAGCTCTGCACAATCACGCCGTGTTGCAGTCCGCTATGTTAGCCGGTGGAGGGTTGGCGCTTATGCTGATGGGATTATTGATCCCGATCCGCACCTGCGGTGTCATACCAAAACCAGGCGCAAGGGGCTGGAGTCGAACCAGCTACGCGTGCAACAGGCGGGCGAATCAAATCGCATTGCCAGATCACTGCTCTGACCGTTGAGCTACCCAAGCGTTAATCTATAGACCGCGTTACACAGCCGGTCGCTGCTGGAGCCTCGCATAAGCAGCGTGTATTCGGCGCTGCGCCCTGTTAAGGGGTTTGCAGAGGGGCTAAGCCTCTGCGGCCCGGTACTGCGCGCCGTCTTTCCGGCTGTCACGCCTTTGGATCACCTGACCCCAATCACGGTATCGAGCCGCCTCCCTTCCTACCAAGCCTCTGCGAACGAGCCGGAATCGAACCGGCACTATCTGCACTACTGCTGTTCTTGGGAGTTGCCTCTCCCGGCGCTCTCTTGCGGTGCGCGGCTTCTTACGGATACTGCATGGTGGCCGGTGATGAATTTCCAGCTTGCGTTAGATCTACAAGGATTGAAGTCCAAGCTCTTATCGCCGCGAAGCGCAATCATCATTTGCGCATTCACCATTTCCTACAGCACTATCAGGGAGACTTCGTACCTTGGCCAGCAATGCAGCGCCTTGTTAGGCAGTCTGGCTTACGTGGCAGCTTTCGGCAATGCTCGTCTATGACGGGAGTGCTTTGCTACTTGCAGCTTTGCCCAATCTACTCGGGCGGGTGCTGCGAACCCTGCGCTCTGTTTCAAGACTTAATTCTACACTATGCCTATGTTGCGTCAAGCAACTTTAACGAAGTACGCGCCAAAGATATGCGCAGAAAACAACAACTGAGCAGATCATGCAAAATATTTGGAATTTGCTCATCGCCCCGCCCCTTTAAACGCCCACCCTAACTCACGGCGCGCTTGGTCATGCTCGGATTTCGTCACTTGGCACGCTCCGATATCATTGCGTCAGCCACCATGTAGCGCGCTTTTGCCCTACGAGCTAATGGGGGCATTGGCTGTTGAGTCATTGAAATGACATGTAACGCCTGCTCAACGTCTTTTTCACCCGCATTATTTGCAAAATAGTCGCGTAGCGTCATCCCATTGGCTCCAATCACACCAGCTATCGGAAATGCCGGGCCGCCCGTTTCTTTGCTCATATCATCCCACCTTATCAAAATATCGACCGCTTATGATGTCGATTTCTTCGAGCGCATAGTCGGACAGCGCCAACATATCGTACTGAGGCCCTACAATGAATAAGAATCGCCTCACAGCCTCCGCGTCTTGCGGTTGCAACTCACCTACTATGCGAGCTAATGCTTTGAGCTGCTGGCCGCGTAGGTGGTGTAGGAGGCGGTTAGCGGGGCTCATTAAGACCTCTTATGCGCAAGCCTGCTAGTTGGTCGCCAGCAGTAAGCCCAGTTTGATACGCATAGTTATTTTTAGCTGGCAACACTACCTGGCCCGTTTCAAGCGAATGCGCAAGCGCGGCGTTGGCGATGCGGCGCCACTCATCCGGCTCTGGACAAATTGCCGTAGCGCCTTCATGGCCAGTGTATGCAATTTCTAGCGCGCGATCACTCATCGTCGTTCTAGGCCACTTTGGCGCTGGCTTTATACGATAATGCCTTTCTACCCTAAATGTAGGAGTCCCAGTAGTTACATCCGCCCAGAATCCGCCCTCATCACGATATTGGATAACGGCGCCATCAGCCCATGCCTTGATAACTTCCGCGTGTTTATGTGGTTTCATAATTATCCTCTAGGTTATTGTTTAAACGCTCCAAGTTTCAGGGATGCCGATTTTCAGCACCTCAAGGTTGTTATCATTGGCTGTGACTTGCGCTAGCAGCTTTGCTACGTCGGTGTTGTGATTTCCCATGTAATTATGAGTTATCGTGATATTCATGCTCATGTTGACCTTGTTATCGAACAGTTCGTGATTCTCAGCATTCGGCGCCTCCATGGATTGCAGGAACTCAGCGAACAACTTTCCGCGTGATACGCCATCGTCAAGCGCGTGGCTCCAGAACTCCAAGCCGCCAGTGTCAGCCGTACGGCCTAGCACGTTACTGTAGACTTGCTGCACGAACTGCGTGTTGCTCATAGCCTCGTACAGCGCCTTGCCCTCCGCCGAGTTAATCAGGCTTTCGGCAAGCTGCCATTTGGTTTCCACGATGGCTTGCGCCTTTTCCGTGTACCAGTTCATGCCGGCAATATCCGCAGAGCGGCCAAGGATCGTCGTGTACTGCTCGGCGACCGTTTCGCGCAGGTCGCTGAAGCGGAAATCGTACTCTTTGTCGCCCACCTTGATGCCGGTGATTGACTGCATCGAAATCAGGTCCGAGTTGTTGCTGAAATCAAACTGTTTGTAGCTGATCGAGCCGTAGCCGTGATCGCCCCAATTGGCGCCATAGCTATTCTTGACAATGTAGCTGCCACCGTTAAGATCGCCATCCCAGCCGACAATCTCGACCGCATGCCCGCCGTAGCTCACGCCCTTGCCGTCGCTGTCCTGCTGTGCAAGCGGGCCGCTCTGGTACTTGAAGAAATACCGCAAGTGCATTGCGATGATGACGCTCTTGCCCTCCGACAGATGATCCAGCACCCAGTCGCGAATCTCCGTAGGCTTGTAGTACACAGGCATGTTGTCGTAGTCCATCACCTTGACGTTTGCAGCCGCGTAGACTGCTTCGCCAGGCTTTGGCATTAGATTGGCTTGCGTGTAGCTCCACAGGCTTTCCGGCGCGATCCCAATACGTTGCGCAGCCAACAGAGCCGCGTAGCTCACAGAGCCGCTATCCACGCCAACGTCGTCCTGATACACCCGCGTGTCGTAGTAGTTCTGCAAGCGCGACAACTGCCCGACATCAGGCCCCGCCTGTTTCATCATCATCTCCATAGACGAGGTCAGCGCGTTTTGAAAACACGTCTGCCATGGGCCTTGATTGTCCACGGCGTTTTCGTACTTGCGCATGTCGTATTTGGTGGCGTTCATGATAACTCCCAGTGATGCCCCGAAGGGCGGGCTGTTAGTGCAGCGCTTGGCGGTATGCGGCACGCTGGTGGGCGGCGTCAAGAACATCAATCAGGTTGCCGAAGTCATCCATCACGGTGATCCGGCTGTCGGTGCGCATCCCACGGTCAAAAGTCTTGTCGATCCAGTACCCAAGTTTCGAGGGGTACACGTGGGTATCAATTCCGATAAACAAGTTGCTGCCAATAAATTCAATCCGTGCCATGATGTCTTGCTCCAATTGATGCCCGACTAGCGGGCGGTTATTTTCTTGCAAACTCGGCGTAGACCTCGTCCGATGCTTTTTTGTATGCCTCTGCTGCTTCCAATGCCGTAGCATAGTTGCTGCCAAGGTAGTATTTTTTGCCATTTAGGCAGATTGCAGCCTCGTACTTACCTGTATCTCTCAATCTAACGCCGCGATATCCGGTCCTATTGTTTGCCTGTCGCTCTCGGTTAATCATGTTTTGCGAATGGCTGCACAATCTCAAGTTTGCAATCCGGTTGTCTCGCGGGATGCCGTTGACATGATCCAACTGATCAGGCACGGCGCCATGCACATAAAGCCACGCCAGTCTGTGCGCGTAATACGGCTTGTTGTCGCCAATCCTGATCGTCAAATATCGAGACTTGTTTCCCGGCCCAATTTCCTTACCTGTTGCCACCTTGAAGAAGCGCCCAGTATCAGGCTCGTATCTGATAACTTTCTTCAATTCTTCTTGAGTCCAATCTTGGAGCTTTGCCATAATCCCTCCGCTATTCCGCATCACTTAAAGATACAGTATAACGCATTTTCTGCTGCGCTGCCCATGTACGTAATATACCCTTCCTCTTATCCGCACGCAAGAGCTTTCGCCCAATTCACGCGGCTGTTGTTTCTACGCTATACACGTTACCGTTGGCTACTCGCTGCTTCACTGTGGCGATAGCATCTACAATTTCTCGGCGGTGAGCGAGCTGCATTTGCTGATCGTGGATCGTTAGCGCCTCCCGCACAGATTGGATGCCATCACCGTCAAGCCGGTATCGGTCTGTCTTGTCACCGCGTAGCTTGGCCTTAAACAGCCCATCAAGCGCCGCAACCATTTCTTCCTCGCCCTGCCCTTGGAAGACCTTCTCGGCAAGCACCAGCCCCATGTTTAAGCTGCCTACACATACTTCCCAGCTTTGATAGCTGGCGATGCCTTGCGTCAAGTTGGTGAACGAGAGCCAATAGTTGCGGCCTAGGTCGTCCTTTTGGTCATCGCGTAGTGGTGAGGCGTTCTCTGCGCGCGCTTCGATCCGCAACAGGGCAAGCAGTCCGCCGCCTTGAAAGCAGCGCTTGGGAACGTATTTCTTGCGAGGCTTTGCCATGCTCACCCCTTGCTCGGCATTGCCACGCGACTAGCCGCGATCTGCGCGTAAAGCTCCTGGCGAACTTTGTCGATTTTCAGAGGAGCCGTTACTTTCGCCTCCTGCGTCATGCGCCGTTCAGCGTCAAGCTCGGCCTCGCTGGGAATGTAGAAGGCGGCAGCGTTCTTGTTGTTGCGCCGAGCTGCGCGGCGAATCTTGCCAGCCGCTGCTAATTCATTCAGCAGGGTCATCATCGCCGCATTGCCTACGTTAAACTTCTTGGCAATCGCGGTGGCGACAACTACCTCGCCGCCCTTGCTGCGCATCCATGCCAGAATCTGGCTTTCGTACGATGTGACTTCCTGCATTTCGTGGTACTCACTGAGTGTTGGAATGTGCATTTTTATTACTCCTTGGTTAGACTGCATCTGGTGACTTCGGTACTTCAACTAAATCCGCGCCGTTGCTTATTTTGCGATTGATCGCGCTCTGGCGCTTTTCGTTCCCATCGGTAAGGCATATCATCAAAAAGAGTAAATATCCCGTTGTAGCGCATTCCTACAGTGCCTGGCACACCTTGCCGCTGCTTAGCTGAAATGATTTCCGCAACCTCTGGTTCTGGTGTTTCCTTGTTGTAAATCACATCGCGGTACAGAAAAACGATGTTCGCAGCATCTTGCTCGATAGAGCCTGATTGCGCCAAATCCGACATGATTGGACGCTTATCCGTCCTGTCCTCACACTTTCGGTTCAATTGAGCTAGCAAAACAACTGCGATATCGAGGCTCTTTGCAACCTCGATCATGCCGCGCGTGTACTGCCCAATGCGCTGCCAATCTTGGTCCGCGTCGCCGCCCTGAATAAAGCTAAGCTGGTCAATTACAAGGATATCCAAACCACTTTTACGTTTGATCTTGCGCGCCTTTGCACGAAGCTCAATCATGTTCATCCCGGCCTGCTCGTCGATCCAGAGCTTCATTGCCTGTGCTTTTTGGGTCGCATACGAAAGCTGGTTCCAATAAGGGCTGTCATTGTCGTTTTCGCTAGGGCTGCGAAGCCATGCAAGAGGAATCTTGCCAATCGCCGCCATGTTGCGATCATTGATCTGTTGCGCCGCCATTTCCATTGAGAGAATCGCCGATATCCCGCCGTTTGCTGCAACGTTGCGCGCAATGCCCAGTCCAAAAGCTGTTTTCCCCATGCCTGGCCTCGCAGCTACTACAGTCAACGTGCCACGCTCCAAACCGCCACCCATCAACTCATCGAAATGCGTGTAGCCGGTAGCAATCGGTTTATGCAAGCCCGTCATACGCTCCTGAATCATGGTCAGGTAATCGACCATCGTATCGCCAATCAGTTTAGGCTCATGCGCCGTTTTACGTTGCGTAAGCGCCTCAAGCTTGGAAGCCACCAGATCGACGCAGGAGGCAGAATCTTGGTGTGAGGCCGCAAGCTCCTGCGCTTCTATCCCAATCGCCACCAGCGCCCGCTTATCGGCCTTCTCGCGGACAATCTCAGCATGGCGCCCGATGTTCGCGGCTGATGCAGCCGACATACGCAAAGTCGCGCAGTATTTCAAGCAATCTTCAACGCGGTTCGCCAAGACGTTCATCAACGTCATCGGGTCAACTCGCTTCCCGGCTGCAATCTGCCGCTGAATCTCTGCAAAGATTAACCGGTGATCCTCGCGGTAAAAATGTGACGCCTCCAAATCTGCGCAACGGTCCAACGAATCATTGTCAACCAGCAAAGAGCCAAGTACAGCTTGTTCGGCGCGGATTGATACGGTGTGGTCTTCATGCTCCATCATGCTCTGTTCTCATATTTCCCCTCACGAATTTTTGTGAAGTTTTGTGATTTTGTTATCCATTCCAAGTCTGCAAACCACGGCTTGGCGCTTCTGCCAACCAGAAAATCGCAAGTCCCTATGTAGTCAAATAACCCGCTCCAGTATTCCAGATTCTGCCTGTCTGGGCTTTCATTCCATCGCGCTCGCAGTTGCGTAGCTCTTGCTGGCGTCCAATCCCTGATTGCTGGGCATTGCGGCAAATGCTGGTGGTACAAATCAATTATTGCTTGGTGAGGGCAGTCAGGTTTTGAAAGCTTTGCAACGCTCACGTCATCGGCAACGCCGGTGACAAGAGTCTTTACATCTTCTTCTCTTCTCTTCTCTTCTCTAGCTAACGCTCCTGTAACGTTTTGAGCGTTACAGGTTGGAGTTTCTGGCGTTACATCATCGTTACTTCTGTGCGTTGACACTCTTCTGGCGGTCTGTGACCGTTTTTTTGCAGAAGCGCCATTATGGTCACTGAACCGCAATAGTTGAATCCCCTCATCACATTCAGCTAACCATCCAATATCAACCATGGCTTGCCCGATGCCTTTAACGCCTGTTTTCCTGTTGATGGAATTAAGAGATAACCCTGCCATCGTTCCGGTGTCTGAATGCTGGTCAGCGGTGGCCCACAGCCAATAGCATGCACCTATGACAGCGGCCTCCGATTCTCCGGTAATGTCGCACATTCTGGTGATCCTCGGATCGTCCCATAAATTGCCACGCATCTTGATCCAGTCGCCGGCCACGTCAAACCCCACACTTATCTGCGATTCGACGCATTGCGCTCTGGTATTCCTCATTGGTCGCGCTTGGGTTTAGCTGCACCCAGTCGCGTTTCATGGCTTCGTACTTTTCGTAGTTATTCATTTCTTTTGCCCATAAAAAAAGCTTCACCTGCTGTCTCCCAATTTCTCGGGTTGGCCGAACGGGTCACGAACCCGCCAGACAGCATGTGAAGCTTCCGTGTT